TTTGAAACACAGTTGGAATATCCTGGAAAGTACAAGTTTTTAGAAATGGTTGAAGAGATTAAATATAATGATCTATCAATTTATAAGTTAGAAGATGTTTTGAACCACAAGTTCTTTAATAATAATCTAGAAGATTCTCTTAGAAACAGTGACTACCACAGTACATGTACTGCATCTTGTAAAAATGAAATTGCGATCAATTTGGAAAAAATTAAATTATGATACTAGCTTGGCTTCTTTTACTCACTGGATTAACAATATCAGCAGTGGCAATTTATTATAGTGTAGTGGGTCTAACTGCTATTTTCTCTGCGGCGGCTATTCCAATTATTATCATGGGGTCAGCATTGGAAATAGGCAAACTGGTCTGTGCCTCGTGGTTAAAATCAAACTGGGAACGAGCTCCGGGATTTATGAAGTACTACATGACCACTGCGGTAGTTGTGCTCATGTTGATCACAAGCATGGGCATATTTGGATTCTTGTCAAAAGCACACAACGATCAAAATCTAGTGTCAGGCGATGTCGGAAGTAAAATAGCAATCTATGATGAGAAAATCAAAACTGCTCGAGAGAATATCGAAGCTGACAGGAAGCAACTTAAACAGATGGATGAAGCAGTGGACCAGATCATGGGTCGCTCGTCAGATGAAAAAGGTGCAGACAAGGCCAACGCTGTGCGTAAGAGTCAGCAACGAGACCGTGCGGCACTGGCCAAAGACATTGAGACCAACCAGAAGCTGGTTGCAGCTCTTAACGATGAGGCAGCGCCAATTCGTGCCGAGGTACGCAAAGTTGAAGCCGAAGTTGGCCCAATCAAGTACATTGCAGCATTTATCTACGGCGCAAACCCTGATGGATCAATATTGGAAAAAGCAGTGACCTGGATTATTTTGTTGATTGTTGTGGTGTTCGACCCATTAGCAGTTATTATGTTGTTGGCAAGTCAAATGACTTTTGCTTGGAAGAAGGACGAAGAGCATACTCCAGATCCTTATGTTGCTGATGTTGGCGAGAAGCCAACTGAAGAAGAAAAAGCCTACGAAACAGATGATGGCCTACTATCTGAAGAATACATGGAGGCTTTTAGAAAATCTATTCCAGAACCACCAGAAAATACAGTAACCACATCATCGTTGTTTCCTGAGTCAGATCCTACACTGGATCCTTGCTATAAATGCGGAACACCATTGATCATTGCTCCGGGCATTGGGCCATTTTGCCCCAACAAAGAATGTGATGTTGTGGACAATACAAAAAATGTCACACCCCCAGGATGGATGTTTAGTAAAGTCGTACCAGCAGAAGTATCGCAAGATGAACAAGATGCCGTGGATGACACATTGCCATCTGAACAAGAGTTGCACGAGCAGTGGCTCACCGAGCAGGTTCATAATCACAGAATAGAACAACACCGAGCCAACCATGATGAACTGGGTCTTGTGGCCGACAATGATCTGCCCAAGCCAGTGGGAAACATGAGAGGGTTTGGTTCTGAATTTCCAGTGCAAGCACGAAAAGGTGATATGTATCTGAGAACTGATTGTTTGCCAAGTGCGTTATACAAGTTCAATGGTAACAATTGGATTGAAGTAGACAAGAATGTCAGCGATAGCTATGTATATGACGAAGCATACATTGATCACCTAATAGGAAAAATCGAATCTGGTGAATACGATCCAGACCTGTTGAGTGATGCTGAAAGAGAACACATAGAATCTAGATTGTTAAATAATTCAAAGGCCTAACATGAGCAACACCATCAGTCATTGCAGTTTTTGTTCCAAGCACAAAGATCAAGTTATCAAACTCATTGTGGGACACGATGCTGCAATCTGCGATGCTTGTGTGGACCTATGTGGATCACTGCTCAAGGACAGAAAAAAAGATCCTGTGCCCAAGTCTGAAAACACAGTGCTGCCAGATCCTAGAGAAATTAGAGACTTTTTGAATTCTCATGTGATTGGTCAAGACGCAGCCAAGATAGTGCTGAGTGTGGCCATTGCCAATCACTACAAAAGAATAAACAACACAGATCCTGCCAAAGAAATACAAAAAGCCAATATCTTGATGATAGGCCCAACTGGCACTGGCAAAACTCTAATGGCTCGCACAGTAGCCAAGTACTTGGATGTGCCGTTTGTGGTAGCAGATGCCACAACACTGACCGAAGCAGGTTATGTTGGTGATGATGTTGAAAGTCTTGTCGCACGATTATTTTTGGCGGCCAATGGAAATGTAGAACAATGTCAGCGTGGTATCATATTCTTGGATGAAATTGACAAGATTGCTCGCAAGGGCGAAAGTGCCACAGTCAGCAGAGATGTTTCTGGCGAAGGTGTACAACAAGCATTGTTGAAACTGGTCGAAGGCACCAAGTGCAAAATCCCAGTCAGTGGCAATAGAAAAATGTCCACTGGAGAAATGGTTGAAATTGACACCAGCAACATTTTGTTCATTGCAGGCGGTGCGTTTGTTGGCTTAGAGAATATTGTAAAAAATCGCATACAAGGTACTGCCATGGGTTTTGGTGCTAAATTCAGCAGTACCAGCATTGTTGAAAATGAATCAATCACTCCAGATGATCTAGTACGCTACGGAATGATCCCAGAGTTTGTGGGCAGATTTTCAAGTTATGTGAGCTTACAAGCATTGACAAAATCGCAATTGATAAACATATTGACGGAAATAAAAAACAATTTTGTTGGACAATACCAATGGTTGTTTGATCAAGATGGTGTTAACTTGGAATTTGATGCAGAAAGCTTGGATCTAATAGCTGAACGCACATTACACACAAAAACAGGTGCTAGAGGCCTGCACACAGAACTAGAGCGTGTGTTGTTGCCGCATATGTTTGATTTGCCAAGATATCGCAAACAAAACATTCTAAAGGTAGTTATAGGAAAAGAGCAGGTAAATACTCCTATGACACTAGCACAAGAAAACCTATGAAATTATACGGTCGCACAGTAATTGTTAAAGACGGTAATGTAGACAAGGCTCTACGCAAATTCAAGAAAAAAATTGTTGAATCTGGATTGCTCAATGATCTCAGAGATCGCGAATTTTTTGAAAAACCCACAACTGCAAGAAAACGCCGTAAATCTGCAGCCAAAAATCGCTGGCAAAAACAAGTGGCATCTCAGGCCTTGCCCAAGAAGTTGTTCTAATTCTCTTTTCCTATAATTCAGATTATAGTATAATAAATACTGTGTAGATGCCGATGGTCGGGTCTACATATAGTCACTTGCTTATAAAAGGAGAATATTATGACTAAAATCACAGCTTTTGATCTCGCCCCCTTCTACCGTACTTCAATCGGAGTTGATCGCTTATTTGATAGGATCGTCAACCAAATTGATTCTGCGGCTAGTACCAACTATCCCCCATACAACATTGTAAAAACTGGTGAAAACACCTTTGAACTACAATTGGCTGTGGCCGGATTTACACAAGGGGAAATTGATATCACTGTTAAAGATGGTACAATTAGTATCGTAGGCGAAAAGAAAGAAACAGATCTACCCGAAGGACATGAATATTTTTATCGTGGAATCAGTGCTCGCAAATTTGTGCGTAGCTGGCCCTTGGGAGAATATGTAGAAGTCTTGGATGCCACTGCCAAGGATGGTGTATTGACTGTTTTGTTGGAACAGCGTGTGCCAGAAGCAATGAAGCCAAAGAGCATTGCTATTACCTATACAAACTAATATAATAGTAAATACACAGTGAGGGGGAACCCTCACTGAACCATATCAACAGAGGAACTAACAATGGCACAAGACGGAACCGCTACAAAAATTAAAGTAAACACTGAGCTGAAAGAACCACCATTGTTCAGAGTGATTTATCTCAATGATAACACAACCGCTATGGAATTTGTAATTGATAGTTTGGTTAACTTTTTTGATTATAGCACAGAAACTGCATTACAAATCACTGAAAACATACACACACAAGGCAGCGCAGTGGTAGCAGTATTGCCCTATGAAATTGCTGAACAAAAAGGCGTTGAAGTAACCATGTGTGCTAGAACCAACAATTACCCTCTTCAGCTTAAATTAGAGCCTGAAGCAGTTTAATATTCAATAGATATCCGTTTGGGATAATATGCAGTTTGGCACCAATCGGTGCCATTTCTGCCTCTGCAGTTGTTGACATAGCGAATGCCATTGTGAAATCTGTCCACTGGTTGATGGTAATGACCAAAGCACCAGGCACGAATTTTGTTTTCTGTGTCTTCGTCCAAGGCCAGCTCTAGATGTGGATTGCCAGTGGTGTTGAATCTGTATGATCCTGTTAGTTCTATATCGTGTTCGATTATCCATGCAGATGGCACAGTATGAGTCACAATAACAATGGCTTTTACATCTTTGTGAGTTTGTAATTTTCTCACACTGTTCATTAGATATGCGGCATCGTGATAGGCAATGTCTGTGATTGATGCTGCAACAGAATTTGATGTTTTGTATTGTTCTTTGAACCATTGCACAGTTTGGTCTGCATCAATGCTAAGATCCAGATCAAAGGTCCACCAACCATTTGTGGCCAGGATAGCAACACCATTGATTACTACAACATTGTCTTGCATGTAAACAACATTTTCAATGCCTTTGACTGCTTCGACCAAACTGTTGATGCTGTGATCTATGTTGTCTAGTTGATATCTATGTTCATCATTGCCGTCGATATAAAATACAGCTTGATAACAAGTACTTAGATGTTTTAGTGTGTTTAGCACTGTTCTCGAGTCTCGAGCAATATCTCCTGCGATTACACAAAAAGGACTGGTTGCTTGCCCGGTCCAATCAAAGTCACCCCAGGTTTCGATATGAAGGTCAGAAATTAAATCAAATGTGAAAGTCATGATACATATTTAAAAGGATTTAACATGCACATAATATTTGGCGAAGCACAAGCACAAGAGCTATCAGAAAAGTTCATAGTATTAGAATTAGACACTTTCAGAGTTGGGGACACTGAGCAACTGGTAACTGCCTATTGTATAATTGAAAAAATAAATTTTGACAAAATGCCACTGGTTGACAGCTGGCGTACCACGCACCAAGAAATATTGAATAACTATCGTGGACAAAAGTGGGACGAGTGTTTGGCAAGCATTGAATCAGTGTATGACTCCTGGGGCAATGATGTAGACACATTCTATGATGAATTAAAGAAGCGAATTAACTATTTCAAAGAGAATGATCCAGGTCCAACTTGGGATCCTGTGATACCAAGATACGACATTGAATTACCCCAGTGACATAAGTGTCACTGCTTCAGGGATCCGGGTGTGTGTATCTTTGCTGCCCAGCAATATTATTATACGACGCCCTACCAAAGTATCCAGCATCATCACAATACACCCACCGGCTCGTCGAATGTAGCCGGTTTTACTTACAAAAAATCTACTGGAATCCTGTGCCACAAGAGGATTGGTATTGTAGTACAACATAAATTTTCTGTGAGATTTTGTTGATATAACAGGAGTCCGACTGGCCTGTATAACTTCTGAATATTCACTGGCTGCCAACACTAATTTGACAAGATCATTGGCAGTACTGATATTCATTACACTAAGCCCAGTGGGTTCAATGAATTTGGTATCTGACATTCCTATTTCCTGAGCCTTTTTATTCATTGCTTTAATACAAGCATGAGTGCCCATGGGATAGTTTTCACACAACAAATCAGCGGCATGATTGTCTGATTTTACTAAGGCCATTTGAATCACTTGGTGCCGGGTTAGGTTTCCTATTTTTTCTCTGAGGTCTTGTCCAGCATCTATCACAGTCATCACAGTCATCAACTTGGTGATACTTGCAATTGATCTCAGTTGCGTGTTGTTTTCACTTTGTATTATGTTGCCTTGATGGTCGGCTACAATCCAGGATTTAGCAGTTATATTAGCAGAATACGCAGGAATTAAAAAAGTAAAAGATAATAGTAATAATATTTTTTTCATTAGAGTAAGTCAATGGGTTCTTTAAAAAACATACAACACAATACCACTCTGGGAAATTGTGCACCAGGCAGCGGAGTAACACAGTGCGGAATTTGACTGTTAAACACAATTGGATTTAGTAATTCTATTTCTCCAATTTTATCGCACTGAGCAAGATCAATGGATTCTAAGTTGTAAAATTTAGATCCAAATTGATTTATTCTAGGGGTAACTGTTGATAATAGATGATCTGGTACATGGTACCATTGATTTAGTACACTGTGAGTATTCAGAATCGGAATATTAATTTTGGCAACAACCGGTAACTCATCAATGTGTAATCCTGCTCCTGCTGAGTCATTGACCACAGTGACCGCAGCTTCTTTGATTGCTAGTCCAAGACTGCGAGTCCACAATATCAGTGCAGGGGAAGATTTAATAAAATCTCGGGTGTCTATTTTTAACCAAAGATCAGTTTTCAATGAAGCTTGGTCAGATAAGTTGAATTTGGAATTTAAGTAAGTTAAAGTCTGTGCTTGTATTTCTTTTAAATTACTGCAATCAAATTCGTAATAGGGTTTTAAACTCATTGTTATATTGTAACATGATGTCTAAATATTTACCTATTCGCGTTTTGCCTATTTCTTCAGAATATATTTTCTGACTAGTTCTTCGCCTACAAGATATACAACAGTACCTAACACTGCAATACCGATAATTGGTCCAATTTGATCTATCATTTTTTATCCTTGGTTGGGTGAAAACTGTTTACTTGTCGTTGTCCGTCTCTGACCTGACGCACACAACTTATTCTTAAATCCAAGTTTGATATTTTATCGCACTCGTTTACACTCAAAGTAACAGTTGCCATGCATACATGATTGCGATCTTTGTCGTGTATCTGATTACACTGATCTATATCTCCAGCAAAGGAAAACACAGGAAATAACAACATTACAAACATGTAATACATGATGTATTTAATATTTACTCGTAAAAAAAGAGCCTTTAAGGCCCTTTAGTACTGGTTACGAGTTCCAGCGCCACTCTATCGTTGTGGTCGATTTAACTTGGTATTTATCAAGCTGGAATGAAGTCAATTCCACCTGCAGCTAGTACACCGGTTGTTGCTGGTGCAACACCGACAATTCCAATTGTTTGTTGGAATGCCGTCAAATGTGCTGCGGCATTCAACAATGAAGTTTCTGTTGCGGTACCAGTTGCTAATGCGGCAACATAGGGCAATGCCTGTGTTGGAGTAGGTGCAACACCCATTACATTAGTATAAACATTGTTAACAAATGTAGCAAAGTCTGGATTGGCAGTCTTGAACACAGCAGAGTTTACAATGGCATCAGCAATGCCAGTGCTTGTTGTACCTGCATCTTCCATCTTGATGCCAAGACCTTCGTATGTGGTATTAACTGTGCCACCAAATCCGGCTTTTAACAATGAATAAACATCACCAGCATGACCAGAAATATCAAATGCAGTTGATTTGTTTGTGTAGTTAATGCGTTGATAGTTGTTTAAGTTAAAACTTACTAATGTATCCAGAGCACTAGTAACTTTGAGAATGTTATCAGTAGTGTCATTTACTACAGTGTAGTTACTGGACTTGTCAGTTAATGTGTATGTGTTGACTGCGGCATTGGCATCTGGTGTTACATTAATAATTGTGTTAACAATACCATTACCAACTGCACCTACGCCAGCTGTACTAAATGCATTGATTGCTCCATTGGTTCCAAGACCGGTAACAATTACTACATCGTTGTTGGCAGGTGCGGCACCACCAAGTGCAGTACCAGCAATGGTGATTGTATCGCCTAGTGCGTACCCTGAGCCAGGATTAGCAGCTTCAATTACTGTTGAATATACACCATTGGTTTTGGTCACATCAAATTTAGCTCCCACGCCCGAACCGCCGGTAGCGCCAGTTACGGCAGTGTATGTTGCGTTAATTGGTGTTACACCAATTGTTACTGTTGTTGTCATTTTATCTCCTTGTAATGTCAAATAAGTATTTATTATATAGTGTTTCTACGGAGTAGTCAACATATTTTTTGCTTTTTCATAAACAACATCAAACACAGGTTTAGTGGGCATTTTTGGGTCAGTGTTGGTTGTTAAGAAATTTTGGATAGATTCATGTGTTAACGCATTGTCCCACCAGTTGACCCACTTATCCGTGGTTTTTGTTGAATTGAATTCATTAACTGCACTGTTTAAATTTGTTTTTAGTTCAGCAACGATAGTGTCTTCGAATTCTTGGCTGAAAAAATGTTGTCGATTATATTCAGCAACAGCGTTGGCTTGTGCTAATTTAATATCGCGGGTCAAAGGATCCCAAGTTGAAATTGATTTCATTAAACTAACTATGGCATCAAGTCTTTGTTTTGGATCCACTATTTGGTCATAGCTTTCATCCCAGACACTGCTAAAAGTTTTGAATCCATAACTGCGCAGATATTCTAAACTGCCGTGTGTGGCAGCCAGTATAAACGGTTGTGCCATGGCAATGGGCCTAAGTGCTTTTTCAGTTAGGTGCAAGCGTGAGTCATCAAACAGTGTTTCTAGCACAACTTCGATGTCGGTTGCGGCATAATCTTCTGCTGTGAAGTCGGCGCTAAATGTACTTGGCGTGGTATTGTTTTGAAAATAGTTTTCCAATTCTCTTGCTGGCTTCCATACTGGATTGGCAAATTCGTGCTCCCGGTATCCATCCAGAGCAATTGATGTAGCACAATGAGAGTCAATGCCAGATGCAACAAGTAGATCGGCAAATTTCAATCTATACTCTCTGGTGCCAGCCCATGCTCTGTTATAAATCAAAAACTTTTTACATGGATTTTTCTTTATGGTAACATGGTTGGCATATCTAAACCAATCCAAGGACAGAAATGCATGATTCCAGTAATACACTGTGATGAATTTATTTTGTTGATATTTTTCAACATCAATGGATCTTTGTTCACTGTGCAACAACACTGATTGATCGTAGATATTCTGCTTTCTTTTGATGTTGTTTTTTAAATGATTTAGTCCAGTGGATTTTATAATATCAGCAAATAGATTTTGTTTTTTTGGTGCCAGTATATGAGATTGGTAATAGTCAAAGTTCAAAGGCTCTTGGTCATTGCAAAAAAGAGTAGGTGCTAAGTTTAATTCAATCCAGTTGTGCCATTTTATCTCTTGAAGATCTTCAAGTTTTTTAGAACCGTGCGGGTAAAAACGATAAATTACTATAGTCTCACCAAACATTTCTGTTGCTATGTCACTGATATAGTTGTATAATTGATCTAATGGAATACTCATGAAATGTTATTTACATAAGGTGGTGACTGGGAATAAAATATGTCACAATCAATAAAAAAATACCAACTAACAAAATTCTGGGACGACGAATTCAAACATCTGTTGTATATCAATGAAGATTTTAATGATCCAGAAAATCTAAAGCGTTGGACCAATGCAGGATATCCGCCCAAATTCACAGGACACATGTGTGACATGCGCAGTGTGCAACCAAGTTGGAATCAACGCATAATTGATGTGTTTGAAAACAAAGGTTGGAAAGATGTAGGCACCAGTTACTACCGCATGGACACTGGCACAGTGCTTCCTACACACACTGACTTGTACAAGAAATATATTGAGATTTTTAATCTTCAAGGACAGGAACAATCAATACGCAGAGCTGTGTTATTTTTAGAAGATTGGCAACCAGGCCACTATGCAGAATACATGGATGTTCCGTTTACAGAGTGGCGAGCTGGAGCAATGATTGAGTGGACCTATGACACTCCGCACATGGCAGCCAACCTGGGATTAGCACCAAGATACACATTACAAATTACAGGACATCTATGATCAATAGTCACAACGAATGGGATCCGCTGGAGGAAATAATAGTAGGATCCGCTACTTACGCAAATTGGCCCGGGCACGATCCAGTATTTGCGTTGGAAAGTTTAAAAACAACCTGGACTGAAACTCCTGTTCCGTCAGGCCCGGTACCTGACTGGATCATCGAAGAAACCAACGAAGACCTGCAAGGGTTGGCAGATATATTGACCAAATTAGGAATTGTTGTACATCGTCCAGAAGAAATAAACTTTCAAGAAATTGGGTGCATGTACAACTATTGTCCCAGAGACAGATTGATAGTGTTTGGTGACAGTGTGATTGATCCTGCCATGATGTATCCTTGTCGTGACATTGAAATCGTGGCACTGAGACAAGTGATTGAGCGTGCCAGCAAAGTTTACTCCATGCCAAGGAATCCTGTGCGCAACGAAGGCATGGTCCTAGATGCAGCCAATGTACTGAGACTTGGTCCAAACAAATTATTGTACTTGGAAAGTGCCAGTGGCAACAAACTTGCTTGGCATTGGTTGTTGCAAAATCTCCCCACTAATACCAGCATTGAAACCTGTAACTTTTACAGTGGTGTACATATTGATTCAACCATTGTGGCCCTGCGTGAAGGTCTGGTAATGCTAAATGCCAGTCGTGTCAAGCCAGAGAATTGCCCTGGTGCATTTAGAGACTGGGAAAAGATCTGGGTAACTGATGACATGATTGTGGCGCAAGACTTTTATCAATATCCCTATGCCAGCAAGTGGATTGCAATGAACATGCTGAGTGTGGATCCCAGCACAGTTATCATTGACCGGCATCAAACCAAGCTAATGAAACTGTTGGGTAAACATCAAATTGATTGCATACCACATGAGTTGAGACATAGTCGTACGCTGGGCGGTGGTTTCCACTGTGTCACATTGGATCTTCGGAGAAAGCATGATTGATCCAGCGGCACTGACGCAGTTAATTAATCAGCAGGTAGCTTCTGTAGTCAACGACCATGTGCAAGAAGTCATGTCATCTGATGAATGGCTTGCTTCTTTGGAAAACAAAATACTAAGTTACACACAAGATAGAATACTAGCTAAATTTAACAATTCATCTACTATGCCAGAAATTGTTGATGCAGTCAAAAATAGTGTGACACAGTTGTTTGATCAAGGTCTGATACCGGGTATTGACCAATTCATTGACAATACACTTGTGACACAAACTGTCAACATTGCGGTACAAAACACAGTTGAATCAGCCATTGTGCAACTGGCACAAGACGCTGAATGGGTAGCCAAAGTTGAAAATCTAGTTAATCAATCTGTGGTTTTACAAACACTGACCAAACTCAGCTCACTGGACATCAACTCTGTTATCCGTCGCAGGGTTGATGAAAACATGGTCAAGATCAAAGAACAATTCTTGACTGAATTTTCCAGCACAGGAATCAGTGACCAAGCAAGCGAGTGCCAACTCACTGTGATGGATGAAGCCACAGTGGTAGAAAACAAATTGGTCGCAGCTGATCTACAAATTGTAAATGGTGCCACAATCAAGGACCTGGCAGTGACAGGTAGCATCAACACAGACAATCAAGCCTGGACTGTGTTGGCCAACAACATCAGTGAAAACACTCTCAACAGTTTGTCGGACAAATGGCGTGATACCTTGGTACAACAAGTTGCTGACCAAATTAAAACCACTGGCATTGATTTTGATCAAGTAACTGTGGGCGGCGACTATCTTGTCTCAGGCACCAAGCTCAGTGGCACAATCACAGAATCAAATTTGGAATCTGTGGGTCGATTAAAAGAGCTGACAGTACTGGGCAAGTCTCAGATCAACAATGTCACTGTGGGCAATCGTCGTGTAGGAATCAACACAGACTCGCCAGAAATGGCATTGAGTGTTTGGGATGAAGAAGTTGCAGTTATAATTGGTAAACACAAAGAGAAACAGGCCTTTGTGGGTACCAGTCGTGCTCAAACATTGACACTGGGAGTAAACCGTACACCTTATGTTGAAATTGACGAAACTGGATTGACCACAGTTAAGAAACTGCAAATAGGAGTACACAAAATTGCTCACAGTGCACAAGTACCTGGATGGTCAGGAACCAAAGGAGACATAGTGTTTAATACCAATCCCAACAAGGACCGTGTGTTTGCTTGGGTATGTATAGGTGCATTTAACTGGCAAGTATTGAAGGCAGCAGAATGAAAACAAGTTGGGTATTAGCCGATTCAGTAATAATTGATCCCACACAGGATCTGTCTGAGTTGAAAAATATTGGAAGTTTTTGGGGTGGCTGGTGTACATGGCGAGCATGTCAAACAGACAATGTGATTTGTTATGACATGAAACATGCCCAAAATCTAATTAAACGGCAATTTCAAAAACAGTGTAATTTTTTTATACCAAACAGCATATACTCAATGTTGGACAGACCAGAAAATGTAAAACTGTTTGAAGGTGCTTTTGTGCACGATGTTGATCATCAGGACGAACTTGTGGCCATGCATTTGGCTGCCAGCACTAGTGATATAGTATTACTTTTGGGATTTGACTGGCAAGAAAAGGATCCGATTGCAGACAAATTAATTGTGCATCGCCAACATCACTACAACAATTTGGTAAAACAAGTGATCACAGATAACCCTGGAATACAATGGGTTTTGGTAGATCACCCTGGCGAAGTTCGAAAAGGACTGGATGGTCTGGAAAATCTCACCCAAGATTCTATGTCTAATGTGATTGATCTACTTACTAGTTGACACATAAGTGTTTTCACTGTATAATACCAGTATGAATACATTACAACGCATAGGCTTTTGTTGCAAGTGGCTCAATGATCCTTCCGAATGTGGAGGCATGAAAGTCAATGCTGTGGACCGTGACCTAAACGGAAGATCAACTACCATGCGCTGGTTGCGTGAGCATCCTGAAGACGCTGATCAGCGCCAATGGGACATCATGAATCACAATGCTACCGCGGCAGTGAAAATGATTGAGCGTGTGGCCACACTGCCTCCAGAACGAAGAATGGTCAGACTGGGCAGTGAAATGTTGCAGGGATACACAGAGCCCAACTGGATCGCCTGGTGGCAAAGACGCGAAGTGCAAGATCATCTTGAGAAAATTTTTGCTCCCATAGGTGAAACTGCTCGTAGGCTAGATGTAAGACTGAGCTTTCATCCTGGACAGTTTTGTGTGTTGGCCAGTGAAGCAGATGAAATTGTAGAGCGTAGCATTTTGGAATTTGAGTATCATGCAGACATGGCACGCTGGATGGGCTATGGTGCCACATGGCATGATCACGGATTTAAAATCAATGTGCATTTATCAGGCAAAGGTGGGCCTGCTAAGTTTCTGAAGACATTAGGTCGTCTCACTCCAGAGGCCAGAAATTTAATTACCATCGAAAACGACGAGATATCAAATGGACTTGACATTACTTTGGGTGTGGCTGAGCATGTGGCTTTGGTGTTGGATATACACCATCACTGGATCAACACAGGAGAATACATCACACCGGAGGACTCCAGGACAGCTAGGGTTATTGACTCTTGGCGCGGTGTTCGTCCTAGTCTTCACTATAGTGTTAGTCGTGAAGATCTTTTGGTTGATCACGATCCCAATGTTAGACCAGACCTTCAACAACTACTCGACCTAGGTTACAAGAAACAAAAACTGCGAGCACATTCAGACTTTATGTGGAATCGTGCCAGCAATGACTGGGCTTTGAGCTTTGGCAATGCGTTTGATATACAAGTTGAGGCCAAAGGTAAAAATCTAGCCAGTGCACAACTACACCAACAAAGAGTTACAAATGAATGATATATTATTTGGGATATTTCGATGGATACAGGAAGACTATCGAACACACCCGTTTCGATTTTCAGTAGAAGTATTTGCCTGGGCTATTTCAGTTGGGTGTAGTTTGACTATGGCAATCACTGTGCCTAACCCTCCACTGTTGTTTATGTATCCTGTATGGATCAGTGGATGTGCGATGTACGCTTGGGCAAGTTGGACCCGCAGATCTTTTGGTATGTTGGCCAACTATATCTTGCTGGTAAGCATAGACACAGTTGGACTGATACGAATGTTAAGCTGAAGCTTTGGGCTTTCTTGGAGCACGAGGTTTCTTTTCAGCTGGCGGCTTGGCTGGTGCTTTTTTTGCTGCAGGTTTCTTCTTAGCAGGCGCAGGCTTTGCGGGAGCAACTTCTTTGACCACTGTCTCAGCAACCCTGTTGGAATTTTTATCGCTGGCAGCCCATTGTTCAGCAGTCAACGCATGATATCCTTCGCATAATCCACTTGGACTACGACCGCATCCGCAACTCACTGGTGGTTTTACAGCCTGTGCACTTGTAGGAGCCTCAACTTTATATGGTGCCTCTGATGCTTGTTCTGGAATTTGTTTTGGTTTAATTGACAAATATTTCTTTAAAAAATCTAGTAGCATTTGCTATCTCCTTTGTTTTTTATTTACTCAAAATAGTATTACACAGTTATTATTTGACAGTTATGTTCGATTGCAATATAATTGTATATCAGTAGAAACACTGAGAGATAAATATCAGTGTAAACACTAACATTTAAAGGAGTCACAAAATGACAAAAATAGCACAAAAACTTACAGAGTTTTTTAAAATTAAACATTCTAGCGATCTAGAACAATTTATCAATAGCAAAAAGCCAACCAACACTGCAGAGGTAGAATTTTGGTTAAACCAGTACAATAGACAACTGTACGCAAGGGAGTTGTGATGGACGACGAACTTTTCAAAGCAATTATTCAATTTCTTGTTTATACAACAGGTGTATTATTGGCCGGGCTAACATTGACCATTTTATTAACATAACGGAATCATCATGAATTCAATTAAAAAATTTTTTAAAACCCTTGCAGAAGCAATTGTTGAAGCTCGTAAAGCAAGAGCAGAGCAAATGGTCAACGGATTTAATCACGGAAAATAATCATGGCAGAATTGATCAAAACCTGGGAAGATCGTGAATACGGTCCTAGATTTGCGATGCTTGCAATTGCAGCTATTATTATCTATTTAGAATTAACAAAGTAACTGCATGCCACTTCAAACAGTTCGCCGAGTGTTACCGCATGAGTATGTGAAATACAGGCATCATCTCAAACAGTTAGATGCTGAATCTAAAATTTTGAGATTTGGGTATCCAGCAACTGACACAATAATCAATCAGTTGTGCGACCGGTTTGAACTCAATCACACAAAACATATTCTTTTTTGTGTAGAAAACAATGATCTAGAATTTGTTGCCATTGGGCATATTGCCCTAGAAGGTGAAATGGAATTGGCTTTTAGTGTGCTTGACGAGTATCAAGGACAAGGCCTGGGCAACCTACTGATGCAACGATGCATTCAGTGGTGTAGAACACACAACATTCTCAGTGGATGTATGGTGTGTTTGAGTGCTAATTCAGTTATTAGACACTTGTGTAACAAATACGGAATTAGTATGCAAAATGATCGAGGCGAAACATTGGCCAAAATTCAATTTGACCGTCCAGATCTCAGTACCTATATGCACGAAGCCACTGACAATAACTTAGGAGTAGTTGACTATTTGGGTAAAAGAATACCCAAACTAGTTGCATTTGTATAATATGAAATATCTAATCAAAGGTTTAACTAAATCAGGATCAGTGTTCCGTCCGAGTGACTGGTCGGATCGTCTTTGCTCAATGCTGGCACACTATCGCCCTGGCACCAAGCCTGTGAGTGTTGTGGCTGAACACACGCATAAAATGCAAGGTTACTCCACTTACATCATGCCTACTTTTTCCAATGGTATAAAATCAGTAGTGCTCGATTCTAGATTAAAAGACATTGAAATACTGGCATTTGAGTTTGTATTGAACTTTGCCAACGACAATGATCTGGTTGTAGAAGAATACATCGAGGATCAAGTTTTAGATCTTGCCGAAGCTGCTTGACTCATAAATAGTGATAATGAATGAAATTATCGCTACCTTAGTGATGACACATATTACTATAGTATGTGTTACACTTTATCTACACCGCGGGATGGCTCATAGAAGTCTTGAGTTTCACCCTATTTTAGAACACTTTATACGCTTTTGGCTGTGGTTAACAACAGGCATGGTTACTCGTCAATGGGTAGCAATCCACCGCAAACATCATGTAAATTCTGATCGTTTTAAAGACCCACACAGTCCTGTATACTACGGGATTTGGCATGTGCTGTTTGGCGGTGCTTTTTTGTATCACAAAGAATCCAAAAATGCCAGCACAATAGAAAAATACGGGCTAGGTACTCCAAACGATTGGATCGAACAAAACTTATACTCTGCACACAGTCGACTAGGTATATTGTTGATGTTGATCGTTGATGTGGCAGTATTTGGCGGTTGTGGATTTTTAATTTGGTTGGTCCAGATGCTATGGATCCCATTCTGGGCCGCAGGTGTGATCAATGGTCTAGCCCATTGGTGTGGATATCGCAACGGTGAAACCAGAGACAACAGCCACAATTTAGTTCCATGGGGCATCATAATTGGCGGCGAAGAACTACACAACAATCATCACATAGAGCCTGCTAATCCCAAACTAAGTCGTCGCTGGTTTGAGTTTGACATAGGTTGGATGTGGATACGAATTTTTAGTTTTCTAAATTTAATTAAAGTAAAAAGACTAGATAAATAAATTGTCTGATGCGAAAAGTTAATAATTGTGTCAACACTAAATTACCGGTGTTGAGCACCGGTCAAGATGTGTTACCAACACATCTTAATTTATAACTTTTAACAGGAAATCTTATGCAAAACGCAAAAGAATTTGTAGCTAACATAGCAAACAATAACCAAGCATTATTTCAAGCCAGTGCTATGCAAGTCAAGGCTTACTTCGAAAGCGATTTATCCAAGGATGAATTGATCGATCACTTCACAGGTCGTATGGTAAACGAGCGTATGAATCTAGTGGAAATTTCTAAAGCAATTTCAGAAATGCCAGCAGATACCAGCGTGGAAGAACTACATCTTTTGAGTAAACAAGCTCTTGATGAAGCCAAGCATTATCGCATGGTCAAAGAAGTAATTGAACATCTCACAGGTGAAGAAGTAGATCTACAAGCTGCCACTGACAGCTGGGAAACTCGCGTCAAAAACAAAGGTGCTAGTCTGATCAATGAATTCAACTGTCATGATGACCCAATTGCATTAGCATTGTACCAAATGTGTGCAGAAGGTCGTGCTGGAGCAGTATGGCGTCAAATGGCTGAAACCATCCAAGACGATTTTATCAGTTCACGCTACGCTAAAATTGCCAAGGACGAAACATTCCACAGCAAGATTGGTGCATGGAAACTAGAACAATTGTGTGATACACCCGAAGCACAAGCACACGCCACTGAGTTGGTTGGCAAAATGCGCAAAGAGTTGTATCGTATCAGTTGCGCTGGTACCAAAGCAGTTGCTGAGGCTCGCCAATTGGTTGAAGATGCATACGGTCCGCTATAATCAGGATTGTGTCAAAAGCCGGTATTACCGGCTTTTTTTGTCTCAAAAATTAGTGACCATTCACTAGAAATATTTGTTGCATTGCACGATAATTATCATATATAATATAGTACAAGGCGCTGCATAGGGCGGGTCTTGATAAACATTTCGCTTAATAAAGGAAAATAAAATGTTCGCATTAGATACTACTATCGATACTATTCAAGTTGGTCAAAAAAATCTGGTTAAAACTTTCGTACAACACGAAGCAATAGCAGATACATTAAACAAATTGGTTGATACCAACGCTGAATACTCTAAAAAAACTGTTAAATTGGGCACTGATACAATGACTACTTTGGTTGAAGAAGTCACAAAATTTGCTCAGACTGCTGGTAAATTTGATTATACCAAAATGTTTGAAGCATTTGCACCAAAAACAAGCAAAAAATAATAATGAGTAATCATTGACCAAATCCAGTATTTCGATACTGGATTTTTTTTGCCATAAGTACTTGTAGACCCATTATAGCATGCTATAATTTATATATTAACTCATCTAACTAATATGGCCGTACAAGATTCCGATATCAATAACAACGATCATTCGCAATTATTGAATGATACAGGTATGTATGTGTTTATGGATTCAGTAGACAACGAATCCATAAAACCCATAATTGAATGGATCTTGGTTGAAAATCATGTGGTCAAGAAAAAGAAAAAAGAATTATTGTTAATGGTCTGCAGTGAAGGCGGCGATCTTCAAAGTGCATTTGCATTGATTGATGTAATGAACGCCAGCACCATACCAGTCAAAACAATAGGGCTAGGACAAATTGCCAGTGCTGGATTGTGTATATTCATTGCCGGAGCCAAAGGTCGCAGAGTTCTTACTCCCAACACCAGCATACTAAGTCATCAGTACAGTTGGGGCAGTGATGGCAAAGCACATGAATTGTTTGCTCAAGTAAAAGAATACGAGCTGACATTTCAGCGTATGTTGGATTTGTACCGTGACTCAACTGGGCTTGATGATGAAAAAATACGACAGTATTTGCTACCGCCACAAGATGTTTGGCTGAGTTCTAAAGAAGCACTAGAACTGGGTATTTGCGATTATGTGAGTGATCTCAAGAAGTAATTACTTCTGACGCTTGCGTCCCAGAGTCTTCTCTGATCCAAACTTTTCCGGTTCTTTGTAGGCTTTGACATCGCTACGAGGCGGAATGTAATCAACCAACTCTCCGGCTTTGCTCTTATCTTGATTGCCTGTTGTGGCAGTTTTCTCTACATTGGGTTCAACCTTGGGTTCTTTGTTGATATTGAACACCAACTTGCCACTGGAGCTTGATGTGCTTGAATAGCTCTTTTGTGCTTCCAGCGTAACTTCAGTAAACAGCTTGCTGGGCCATACAGTATTGAATCCCTGTATGATAAATTCTGTTTTGGCATTTTTAGCTTCAGTGTACATTTGCACAAACGCAGAGTTATTTAAAATATCTGCTGCCGCATCGCTGAAGTTGGTGTTCATATTGATATAGTTTACTACCTTGTAGGCAATACTAGACACCATGTGATTCAGCGGCACTATCTTGCTGGGATCTTCTGCTTTGCGATCGTGATAGATCTTTTTTAGATTTTTGCTGACATTGGTTTTATCAATGTCAAAGTCTTTGGCACCGGCATATTGTTTCAAGCTCATTACTTCTTGTACTTCAGCAGGAGTAATCAAACCTTGTTCTACTGCCAAAGCCAATGGACCGGAGTTGTGATCTCCTTTGTCAATGGTTTCTAAGATTTCAATCACATCAGCATACTGTTCACGGAACTGAGTCATGCCAGCAGCTTCTAGCTCTCGTACCGCAGTCAACAAGTTTATACTGGATGCCATTGCACCTTTGGCGCCTTTGCTACTGAGTTTGATTTGTTTGCCTTTGGGGCTGACCAACAAACTATCGTACAAGCCGCCACTGACATTTTGATTGAAGCTGACTACAGAACCAGCAAAGCCATCTTGTCCCATGAAGATTTCTGCAGCCTTGGCAGCATTGCCTTTGACTGGAATACCACGGATCAATATGATAGGTTGTAGCATTTCGCAAAAGTAATCACGGAAGCCAGCAAAATCCATCTTACCAGCAGGCACGCTCACAGGAAATCTATCAGTGGAAGTGATAATAACCGCAGCACGATACTCATCAGAGTTCTCACCAAACTTGGCAGCAATTTGTGCCAAGATGCTTTCAGGAGTTTGACTTTTAAAATCTGTCAGCACATCGCTGGGCTTGTAGCCAACTTTTTCTTTGCTACCTCTTGCATCGCTCTGGCTGAATCCGCCGGGTATATCTTTGGTTTGAAAAAATGTATTTTGTGTTCTTACTGGTTTGATTTCTTCGGCAAATTTTACCAAATATCTAGGGCCCACTGCGGTATCAAAAGCTGCAATACCAAATGCTCGTGTTCTTGCGTTGGGACGGTTAACCTGCTCAATTTCTCGTCCAACTTGTTCTTGCACCTGAGCAAATGCCGCCAACATTTGTTGTACATCTGGGTATGCACCAACTTCTGGGTAGAAAGTCAGGCCCTGAAATGTGATTTGGTCATCAGCATTTGGTCCGCGGTTATAAACTTCACCAGGTTGTCGGGCACTGAGTCCACGACTTTCTTCTAAATTATCTATCAAATCGAGTAGGTCACGCATTGTATTTTTCCAAGGAATATGTTATACTTATGCTTTCAACCAGGAGACCCTATGCCAAACTTAGTACCAATTGTGGTAGAACAAACTTCAAAAGGCGAACGAAGTTACGATATTTACAGTAGATTACTCAAAGATCGTATTGTTATTTTAGACACAGATGTAAACGAGCATTCTGCTAGTTTAATTGTAGCACAAATGTTATTTTTAGAAAGTGAAAATCCAGATGCAGACATTCTCTTTTATATTAATAGCCCTGGCGGTGTTGTTACCGCTGGCATGGCAATTTACGACACTATGCAGTTCGTCAAGCCAGATGTACAAACCATCGTTATGGGACAGGCTTGCAGCATGGGTAGTTTACTCGCCACTGCTGGGGCTGCTGGCAAACGCAAAATTCTACCAAACGCTCGTCACATGATTCATCAGCCTTCAGGTGGTGCCCGTGGACAAGCCACAGACATGTTAATTCAAGTTGAAGAGATTCTTGCAATGAAAAAGAATCTCACACAAATTTATGTCAATCATAATTCAAAGGGCAAAACATTTGAAGAATTTTATTCAGCTATGGAACGAGATAATTACATGAGTGCTCAAGAAGCTCTGGATTTTGGGCTTGTTGATGAAATTATTACCAACCGTACAGCATGAGAATTAGATTAATTGGTCAACGCAATAACCTAGGTGTTGGCATTCATTACAGTGCATTTTGCGATGCTATCCGCCAATACATAGGGATAGGGCATTTGGTAGACGAGGTTGATTTTACAAATCAGCAGATAGTCGAACATGCTATACAAACTAGTGCACCTGATGATGTCAACATAAGTTTTGTATCTGGCAACATACATGAACTGTTTCGTGGGCATAACATACAATGGATTGTGTTTGAAAGCGACAAAATCCCTAGCAAAATCATGCCCAACCTAGAACATGCTGACAGTGTATGGGTACCCAGTGCGTGGGGCAATAGAGTTCTAGTTGCCAACGGAATCTCGCCTGACAAAATTCATGTTGTACCTGAAGGAGTAGATCCTTCAGCATACAATATCTGGTCCAGACCCAAACAACACCGACCATATAGATTTTTGTTTGTGGGCAAATATGAACAAAGAAAAAGTTGGTCTGAAGTACTCGATGCGTTTGCTCGGGCTTGGAACAATAGTCCTGAAGTGGAACTAGTATTCAAAACACACCTAGTCAGTGAAGATGATTCAATGGCTGAGTTTGAGCAAAAAGTTTCAGACCTTGGATTGACCAACATACATGTGGTTGTTGGAGCCGTTGATTATATGCAACATTTATACACTGTGTGCGATGCATTGTTGGCTCCTACCAAAGGTGAAGCTTGGGGACTACCCATAATAGAGGCAGCGGCATCTGGACTACCAATCATCACAACCAATTACAGTGGACACACAGAATATCTGCAACACATTACCAATAGTGTTGTTCCTGTGGATTACCAATTGGGACCAATTCAATGTCCGATATATCAATCACACTACCCAGAACCTGACAACAATTGGGGACAATGGGCTATGCCTGATGTAGATAATCTAGCAGAAGCCATGGTGTTGTGTAAAGACAACACTGAGATGTTAACTGAAAATGCCCTTAAAAACAGTAAGGTTATTAGAACCCAATTCAACTGGCAAAATAGTGTGGATACTGCAATAGAAACCCTGAAAAATCAAGGACTATTGTTTGGTTGACCAGAATTTATCTTTTTGCTATAATTACAACTTGAGCAGTAAACGGAGCCAGCAATGGGTAATCTAACAGATTTTTTTGATCGAACTATTCCCAAGCCCAAGTATCGATTTGGCGACAGAGTAGATGGCATTTACCAGGGTGTGCCTTTTGTTGGTACTGTGGGATCTGACAATATAAGAAGTGAAATCGAAGGACCCAGGGTCACTGTGAGTTTGGACTTGCCATTTAAAATAGATGAAATAGTGTACAATGTTATTCGTGTAGAATACAAAGATATCAAAGGCATTAGACAATGAAAGTGTTTGAAGAAATCACAGCATGGGATGAAAAAACTCCCAATCATATCTATTTCATGGATGATTCAAAAAGCAAGGCTTATGCTTATTTGCCCGTGGGTAAGACAGAATTGTTTGAATTCAAGTCGCCACTGAAACTAGATGTGCGTGGACGCAAGTTTCGAGAAGTACCCAATACCTGGGGCTTCTTCCCTCGAGAAGATCTGAAATCTATTAGTAAATCTTGGACAGTGACAGGATCCAAAGGTGACAAGTACACAGTCACCGACGAATCTGGTCAGCTCAGTTGCAGTTGTACTGGTTTTAAATTCCGAGGCGACTGCAAACACATCAAGGATTGTGCACCACGCTGATGGTCCAAAAGTCACTGCTCATGCTGGTGTTTTGTATGACCTGATATGGCATGTAGAAATAGCCTTGTTGTCCCCAGCCAGTGCCCCAACTATTTCGCACAATAAAATAACCCTTGCCAGCAGGACCAGTTAAGTTATCGTTATATCCAACAATGCAGACTGCATGACCACCCAGCAGTTGTTCACGATTCACATTGGGATAAGGCATCAGTCCAGTGCCACGGCTTGTCCACCAAGTACCAGATTCAAAACTTGAATAAACATCAAATCCAATTACCACAGGATTTCCTGCGGCTAGTGCATTTTTGACAGCAGTAAAATCGTTGCATCGTTGATAGCCAGTTACTTTTCTGGTCAATGCATCGTTATAGGCTGCAGTGGTAGGACGAACTGCAAATTTAGGTACTGTATAAGGCCATAGTGTTTCCAATGGTGCTCCGTAGGTGTAGCAGGCCTTGATACCATCGCGTATGTAAGCACCGTTGTCTTGGTTAACATCGCCTTCAATCACACGCTCTTGGTAGTAGATAAACAGTCGACTCACACGATTAGTTTTATTTTCTTTTTTATCAATCAAATCAATTGCACCTGCAATGGCGTTACCGGTGCAACTTCCTAGATTACCTTGATCGTCAATTGGACTGGCATAGTTTCTTAAATCCACTAGACTAGGTGTGCTTGACAATGCCACTGGTTGATAAAGATGATCACGGGTGTCAACTGGATCTCTTGTCCAGTGATACTTGGGAGTGGACTCCATGATTTTGATTGCTGATTGAGCTGCTCTGGCTTCAACAGTACTGGTGTAAACTGGTCTTTCGCTGATTCTAGTTGACATACATATTCCTATTTTGTTGTATTGACGGCTTATACTCCGTATATGCTTCGTGTGGCATTGAAATTTGCCAATATATCTGCACCACTGAGTGCATAATTGTAAATGTAAACTGCTCCAATGTTGCCGTTTAAGTATTCGCCTAGACCAACATCTGTAGCCGCAACTTGAACCGTAGACGAAACCACATTGTGCGTGCCAGAAGGTGTATCAGTGCCTTGCAACACACCGTTGACATACATGTTGCGATGTATACCATCGTAGGTCACTACTGCATAAAACCATCCAGTGCTTGGAGCCGTGGTTCCTACTGCAAAGTCATCTCCCCACCAGTAGTTGACCAAGATGGGATTTGATGCAGTTCTAAATGCATTTGATTGATTGCCTTCACCATACCCACCAATGCTTACAAGTCCATTGGCTCCCCATGTTCCTTGCCCAGGACTGTTAACCCAGCAAGCCAAGGTATAAAGAGTGTTGCCCACAGGAATACCCGACGAGCCTGCCCCACTGAAATATCCAGTTTCGCCTGTGGCAAAATAGGAAGGGCTGCCAGTCCAGAAAGTGATATCACCGCTGTTGACCATGTCAACATTGTTGCCAAAGCCACTGACATCATACCATGTGGTTCCTGATCCACTGTATGAACTGGGATTGTTGGCATCCAAATTTAAAACCAATGTTGGTAGCGCAGGATTAACAGAGATTCCTGATCCAAGTTGAACGCCTGCTCCGATTTGAATTCCTGCCAATGACATATTATACCTTTAATTTATTTTTAAAATCCAAATCGTGCTCTCAAAGCATTGAAATTCTGGTGAACCTGTGCAGAAGTCAGGGCGGCACTGTAAACTCTCACAACAGAAATCTCGGCAGGCATGAAGTATTTGGCTTCGCCATCGCCGTCCCATCGCCGAGCAATACGAATTGGTGCACCGTTGGCTATGCTAGCACCGCTGCCGGCGGCCGAAGAGAACTCCACACCATTTACATAAGTTTTTAATGTGGTACCATCAAAGGTGCCCACCATTTGATACCAGTCGCCTACTGTGGGTGTGAACCCACTGGTGGTGTGCCAAGCACCGTTGAAATACCCTGTGGTAAGTGTGGTGTTGTCTGGGTATGTGCTCAGGGTATAATTTATATTACTGTAAAGAGTGCCATCCTGTTCTTGATAAACGGTTGTTACCAAGGCAGGATATTCATAGCCTGCAAAATTGCTGGTCACTTTGAACCAACATTCCACAGTCCAGTTGCTTAAATCTCCAATGTTGGGTGCAGTGGCAAATTGCAAACTGCTGGGAACGAAGGTAAAATATCCCGGTCCTGTGTCTGTCCAGGTCACACCATTATACAAGGTAGCGTCGGGTCCTACAGTGGCCGGCCATGTGGTACCTGATCCTGGATATGTCTGTGCGTCCAACGACAGTGCAAGATTAGTAGTTACAATTCCGTAGTTGATACTAACTCCAGCACCAATTGTGATTCCTGATCCTAGTGTAATTCCTGCCAATGACATATTATACCTTTAATTTACCAGTGGTCCATTTTGTGCTTGGAGACGATAGTGATAGCTTTGCAACTGCTTCGTTTTTTTCCAAACGGTCAACATATTTTCTTATGTGTTTGATGTCAATGGTTTGTTCTGGCAAGCGCAATCCATCAATCCAACGATCAGCTATGCCCGCAAACTCTGCACGGTTACGCAACACACGACTGTCTTTGACATACCGCATGTCAGCAATGGGATAGATATTGTTGTAACGCATACTGGTCAAGATTGAATTGGCATACAAGTTCATGTATCCGCCTGCAGTGACCACATTATAATAGTTGACTCGCTCATACACAACTCTCTTGCCGGTCAGCGTAACTTCAGTTCCGTCGACTTTAATTGTAGTAGTTCCAATGGGAGTAGCTGAAGTCATTGGATATGTAAATGCTCCTGCTTCCTTGTTGAATATACGGTGTTGACCAATGGTCTTGAGTTCCGATCCGTCACTGAATTTCAGCAAGTTATACTGAACCGTACTTTCTCTATGTTTAATCCACAATGGAGTTGCACTTGCAGTTACACCGTTGTCAAAGTCCCAGACTCGAATTGAGTCTGACATTGTGATATTTTCAATGGCCTTGGTAGAGCCATCTGCCAGAGTGATCAAAGTGCCTTCGGCCAAACAAATAACTGGAGTCCAAGTCAGTGTGGTGGCACTATAAGCAACTCCTGCGCTGTTTCGAGCATAAGCACGAACTTGTATTTCTTCATTGTTAAATTCGTAAGCATCAAAGTTGATAGTTTGACTTCCAGTTAATCCTGTGGTAAAAGGATTTGAGCAACTGTCTCCATCTCTTACAGCTTTTCTTTGTGCAGTGCTACTTGATCCACTGCAAATATCTGTGCTAGCTGAGTATGTGGCTTGTCCTGGTAATCCCCAAACAACCCCGGCTTCAAGTATGGTACTACCGCCGGTACTGTTGATGTTAAATGTTATTTGTCCAATGGGATTCCCACTTGGCAAATCGTGTGCAGTGATATCTAGTGTTGGTACTACCACTGTGTCAGGTCCAACATTGGTACTAGGAAATTGGCGTGTATCACCCGGCCATACAATACGAATAGCACCGTTGGATCCTGATCCACCTCCAAATTGTCCTTGAGCGCCTAGTCCTGGACTGATAATAAATTGTTGTCCTGGTGTGACAGCATAGTTGTTGCGATAGGCCAGTGCGCCACCGTTGCCGGCCATGTAATAATCCAGGCCACTACCGCCACCACCACCTGGCCAACCACCACGACCGCCATTCCAGGGTGTGGCTTGTCCACCATTGCCATCCAAAGAGAATAGCGGACTTCCGCCAGTGCTTGCAGTAGAAACTGAATTGTCTGGTGATCCATATGGGGCAAAACTGCCTGCTACGCCATTTAACCCACGCCCATAAAGGCTGGTGCCAGAACCGCCTGCTCCGGTATTTTCATAGAGACCGCCTCCACCTGCACCAGCACCACCTGTGCCGTCGGTGTTGTTTCCTGCATAGTAACTGGCGCCCTGGCCACCTGTGCCACCTGCACTGGCCACACCAGGAATAAAGGTGAATCCCGAAGGTGTTGACCAATAAGATATAGTGGCAATTGAAATTGAATCAACACCAGAGGTATCGTCATTGTACCAAGGACTTGCAGCCAGGGTCAGCGGGTAACCCTGAGCAATCACAGTAGAAATATCCAGGCCGCCTGTGCCAGCGGCAGGATCAGCAGTTCCGTTGTTGTTCCAGCTGCCTCCGTCGGCTCTGAACCAGACTCGTTCAAGACCCAGATCCACTGCTATGTCCACAACATTGCCTGTGACAAATGGTGCACAGTTGCCCACATTGGTACCATTGATAAACACTTGCCCATCATCGTAGTAACCTATGCTGTTGTCGCTGCAACCTGTGTAATTTTGTAAATTTTCATAGTAGTTGGATAGTCCTACGCCAGTGTAGCCTATACCAGATGCATGATTGACCACCACTGAATACATGATTTTAGCATTGCCCAGAGCCACTGTTGAAGTTCCTAAGACCTGACATTCTTGATTGGCTGCACCGGTTCCTATGTCCACCAAGGCAGTCACTGTCAAATTGTTATTGCTAAAGTTCAAGGTATGATATCCACTATCTACATTGCCATTTTGAATCCATGATCCAGCATGATCAATATTCCAGGCAAGTCCGTCAATACCATAACCACCTGCACCTCCACCACCAACAGGATACTCTGCGGTCCAGTCAACCACACCACCGTTGCCGTAAGGTCCATCAGTGACCAAAGCCAGTGCTGATGAACCTGGTCCTAGTGGTAAATTGCTACCTCCTGGATTAAGATTGGCTTGATTGTAAAAATAGTTGTCGATTTCAAGGCCGCCTTCGGCAGCTGCCACTGCTTGATAGAAGAAGAAATTATCTCCTGCTGTAGTTGTGATGGATTTGTTGATGGTGATAACCACATTGCTGACATTGCCAGAATTCACACTGGTCACTAGATCCCACCCAGGCACAGAACTGGCCGGATATCCTATGTCAGAGCCGCCTACTATCCAGGTACCATCACCTGTGACATTGGCAATATTGGGATTGGCTGTTCCGTCAATCCAGATAGTGTTGCTGGTTCCAGTATATGTGGTATTGGCGTAGACATAGTTGTCGGCTCGTAGCATCACTGAGTCTGTGCCTGGTGGTGAGTATCCATCAGTGGTACCGCCGCCACCTGCGCCCACAGCCACTACACTGATTGAGGTGACACCTTCGGGCACTGTAAATGTCGCAGGAGGACCGCCTACATAAGGAGTAGTAAACACTGCAGAGCTTGTTGCGGCTGGTGTTACATAACGACTCAGGAATGCAGTGGAGAATTGTGAAATTTCGTCAGCACTTATCGCACGCTCCCAGACCATGGCCACTGATAGATCACCAGTGAACCAAAGATCGCCTTCTAGTGTGCCCCAATATAGACCTGTGGGATGGTCGATAGAAGGCACACTGGTAGCAGTAGCGACCAAGTTACCGTTGGTATACAGTTTCATTGTGCCATCGCCAGCATCATAGGTCACTGCCACACAATACCAAGTATCAGTTTCAAATTGAGTTGTGGTATCTATTACAGCAGGCGGTCCATACCCGTTTGCAGCTGCTAAAGTTGGACCGTCGTTTAATCCGCCATTTGGACCAAAAGCAAATATATTTTGATCACCACCCACAATAGCACCATTGTTAAAGTCCTGTGGGCGAGCCACTGCTAGTATGGTATAAGTTGGTGAGTTTAATGTTGGAGCACTGCTGGCTCCAACATTGCTGGCCTGCCATGTGCTGTCAATGTATTGATTACTGCCGGCATCAAATGACCAGTAACTGGCAACACCTTGGCTGGTCCAAGTGGCAGTATTACCGGATTCACCTGTTAAATTACCAGCATTACCTGCACCACCAGACAAGATAGACAAATCAACGATGACATTTGCGTAATATCCACTGTTAACTAGTTGTCCAGTAAAAGCAGTATTGAATGTTGACCCTGTTCCATTAAAACTCATGCTGTTGCCAGCATCATAGAACAATACAAGATCCGTTTCAGGGGTAATATTTTCAGAAGTAATAGTAATATTACCACCTATTGAAATTCCGCCTTCTATTACTAGTGCCATTTATAACCTTTAATTTTTAAACTAATCGTTCAACTTGAATAAATCCATACCCACTGGCTGCACCAGAAGGACTGGCAATCCAGGTAGTTTTGTAAATATGCCCAGCATCGGTGTTGGTAAAATATCCAACCACTTGATCTCCTGCATTGGCAAAAGTCACACCAAATCCGTAGCCAGCTATGCTTGTCCATGTGGCTGCGTTGCTGCCAAATGTGGTCAACGGATAATTGCTGCCGTTCCATAATTGTGCCTGTATGGTATATGGTCCAGACCAAGTACCTGATACTGCTGCCACTGTAGGATTGCCACTGTTGTCTAGGGCAAATTGCACATTATCCATTTGTACAATAGGATTAACTGCATTAAATCCAGATCTAACAGTTTGATAAGCAGTGGTTTGAACACTGGAGTCTGGGAATGTGATATTGCCATTGGATCTAAACACCCAACTATTGCCATTGCTGGTCAATGTGACATTGGCAGTTGAACTGACTCCATTGGCAGTGATTATGTTTGCACCAGTGATATTGCCACCAGTCATAGCAATATCGCCACCAGATCCTGAAGTAAACACACTGCTGGCATTGAGAGTAGAAGGCACTGTTAAATTACCGCCAGTGTCAAACACAAAGTTTTCTGAAGCAGCCGTTACAGTTGTGTCATTAGGTGATGTGATTGAAATTGAAGTGCCGCCTTGAAGAATCAAACTAGTGTCTTCGTAAACAGTTGAACTTCCTACATCAAATGCAGTTGCAGTAACAGAACCAGGCGCAGTCATTGATCCATCGTTGCCAAAGTTCCATGTATGGGCTGATCCGTTCCAGCTTTGTATGGTCACATTACCAACGGTATTGACAGTGACATTGGCAGTAGAATCTCCGCCAAGTATGAGATTTTCTCCATTGCCTGCAATGTGCACATCAGGACCTGAGGTCAAGTAAACATCCAAATATGCACTGGAGTTAGAAGGATCTGGTTGTAGGTGTAAGTTACCCGTGCCAACTACTCGACCACTTATTAAATTGCCACCTGTGACATTAGCACTGGTGTTGATGCTGCCAGTCACACTCAATAGACTTTGTATAATAGTATTGCCTGACGGACTGATATAAAAGTCGCTGGTGGCATCAAATCCAATACTGCCCACACTGTTGCCATTCCAGGCAAAATATATGTCGTTGTATTGATCAAAAGTTATGGTAGAAGTATCACCAGATACCGTGGTAGTAATCAGCACATTGGCATTGCTATTGGTGTATGTGCCAGCGCTGACATTGTTGGCAGTAATATTGCCTGTAGAACTGAAATTATTGGCACCAAAGTTTGCCAAAAATGTAGCCACATTGGCATTGCCATAAGTGGCCGGTAGTCCAGTGATATTTGATCCATTGCCATACAAGTAAGCACCTATGATATTGCCGGTGGTGGATATATTTCCATTTACGCCCAACGCACTTTGTATAAAAGTATTGCCGTTCGGACTGATATAAAAGTCAGTGGTAGCGTCAAATCCAATACTTCCTAGACTGTTGCCAGCAAAGCTGAAATACATGTTGTCATAAGAATCAAACAGTATTGTGGTATTAGAACTAGCTATTGTTACATTGCCAGGGCTGGTATAAGTCTGGGCCGAAATTACATTGGCACCGGTGATATTTCCTGTTGTACCTGTGGTAGTGATATTACCGTTGACTTCCATGCCTGTGGTACTCAAAGTAGTCACAACATTGGCCTGAGCAGTGTTGCCCACAAACAGTTTGACCACACCGTTGGTACTGCCCAAGATCAAGTTACCAGCAGCACCATCACCCGGGCCTGTTTCACTGGCACCTGTAACATACAGATATCCATCGTTGGCAGTTGTAGTGTCACCAAAGAACACAGGATCGTAGTGATTGCTGCCGTTCATGCCCAGGTCAAGATAGTAGGTGGAATCAGTGCCGTTGTCGGCAGTTAAAATATAGTCAGTACTGGCACTGTTGCCTGAGCTGATGTTTTGGAAATTGATTTGAGCATAGTTGTCTACATTGGCAGAAAACTGTGCAACCACATTGGAACCCAGTGAAGTGTACCCGTAGATTCCAGCCTGTAACGCAGTGTTACCAGTGTCGAGCTCACCAACAAAGTATCCTGCACCGCTGCTGACAATAACATTGCCTTGGAATATTTGAAGATTACCGTTGCTGGTAAGTTGAGCAGTTTGTGTTGGTGATGAACTTCCTACTTGTGTATTCCAAAAAGCTATGCGGGTTGGAGTATTGTTAGCAGTCCAAGGTGCATCAGCTTTGATATCAATGTGTCCAGCAGGTGCGCCTGGTTGTAAATTAACCCCGTCAAAAGATCCTCGACCACCAAACTGTGCAAGTCTATCACCGTTTTGCATGGCACCGCTGGGTCTTAGGTATGAACCAATAAAAGTTCCTCCGCCGTTTAGGCCAAGCCCGTTGCCAAATGTGTCTATCTGCATTCTGTTTTGACTATTAGCAGCCAAACTTTGCAAATTCAATAGCACATTTGATACACCAGCTGTTTGAATCACAACTGCGCCGGTGTTGTCAGGTATTAGATACAAGTTACCACTGTTGACGCTGATTGTACCATTGTCAGGTATAGTCAAATCGCCAGTTGAATCAAAGTTCCAAGTTTTTGTTCCGGCGTTTCCTTGTATGTTAATCAACACATTTGCACTTGCGGTAGGTATTGAAACATTGCTGGTGCCATTGAAAATTGTGTTAGAATTTCCGGATCCTCCGTTGCCACCGTAAGGTTGACCATTGGCATAGTTGATGCTGGATGTATTTCCTGGTAATGTCAAGTTGCCAGCAGTATCAAAAGTCCAGGCAGGATTTGAATATGTGTAAGTGCCAGTGGGATACGGGCCGCCACTGTAGCCAGGTGCCCATTGCGCCAATGGAAAATACTCACTTCCTGTGTTGATATAAATTGGATTGGTGTTTATGTCTGTGGTAACAGCTTGCCATTGATTAGCACCTGAATTGTAAACAATGTATTGTTGACTGGTGTAATCTCCGGACTTGTACCAAGTTGGCAAGCCGGACTGTTGATATCCTACCACTTGTGTGTAAGTTCCGTTGCAGGGTGCATGATCTGCACCTGACAGAGTTATGGACACAGGTGGGTTGGCCACAGTTAATCCAATACCATCAGCATTGGTGTCACTAATAACGGCACCTGCGGGAAGTGTTAAGTTGCCAGTAGGATCAAATACCCAACCTACATTACCAAGGCCCATACCAAAATTAGTACCGATAGTTACTGTGTTTGAACTGTCAATGAATAAAGTATTAGCAAATTGTGTATCAGAATCAGGATTAGCACCAATCCAACCTATAAAGCCTTGTCCAGCAGCACCCGGTAATATAATACCGCCAATGTTTGCGTCATCACTTTGCGGAGCAGTCAGCAGACTAACATTAGAACCCCCGTCAGTAAAAGACCAAGTAAGTCCGTCAGCGCTGTTAGGAGTAATTGCTACAGTACCAGTGCTGCCAATTGAAATTCCAGTGTTGGCCACAGTGATTCCACCGGCAGCAGTGACGCCTATGGTGGTTCCGCTGACATTGGAATGAAAATATGCGTCTCCGGGTGTGCCATTGGTATAATCACCAGCATCTAGTTCCTGTGCAATTATAGTACCAGGAGCAGTAAAAGTAGAATTAGTATCAAAAGTCCAAATTGGATTGTCGTCTACCTGAATGTAAACATTGCCGCTGGGGCCATCAATGGCCACAGTGGTTGTGCCATCTTGAATGTGTGTAGGAGTACCACCGCCGCCTGACATGTATGGCAATGAATTCCAAGCAGTAGTTCCGTCGCCTACTTTCCATAACTGTGTGTTTGTTTCTATGCCAGCTTCGCCTAATGCTAGCACTGGATTGTCTGTGGTCCACGCAGTTGATGTTCCGCGTCGTAGTTGAATTCTTGTTGTCATTTAGGCTGAGCCTCCGTCGATTATTGTGTCTAAATATGGGTCGTAAACAAAATCAGGCCCACCGTTGTTGACGGCAAACACTGCCGTTCCATTCTGCAATGGTATCGCTGCGCTCCAACGATCACCAGTCCATTCGTAAGTCACAGTATTTTGAGCAACATACTGTTGTCCTACTGTTGGATTTGTTGGCATCAAAATCATTTGTTCATGTCCTGTTGTTATATTTACCGTAAAGTTAACCCAAGAACGCTACCGACCAGTTGTCGTTGGCATCGAAAGTAACATTCCCCAAGGCAACTTTGAGTGTAAGCGTATCACCTACTGCTAGTTTTGATGTGGTGCTTACACCAAAGTGATTGGTGGTGCAGTTTGCGGCCACCTCCCACATGGCTTGATTCACCGGAGTAGTGGCGTTGTTCTTTATAACAACCGCCTGGGCCTGCGGTGCAAGATTATTGGCCACACGAGCCACAAGGTTAACTTGATATAAACCAGCAATAGGAGCAGTAAACACTCCTGTGGTGCTATTCAAGTACCCGCCTTGATTGTAGTCTACTGCCCAGTTGTTGCCGTTCAAGATACCAGTGCCGTTGGTTGTGATGTTCAATCCACCGGTTACGCCATTTCCATACACACGGAAGGCCGGTGTAGTTGGTGTTTGAACACCGTATTGGGAGATGTTAGCATAAGGAGTATATGAACTACTACCACGGAATTGGAATGATCCTCCGGTATTGGCACTGCCAATGGTAGTATCAAAATACATTGTGCTATTGGCAGTTGAGTAGTCACGAATAGCCATTTCAGCTGGTGTATTGCCTGTGGGGAAGAATCCCAGTGCAACATTACTGGCTGCTCCGTTGCCCACCACCGCAAATGCTGTGCTATTGGTATTGCCGTAACTGGTTATAGTTCCACCAACATTCAATAAAGAACTGGCGCTGGTCATGTTGATGTCACCATTGGCTGGCAAGTTCAAATTACCTGTGTTGTCAAATGTCCATACACCCGCTAATCCAGCACCCTGGTAAGTTTGGATATTTACATTGCCATTGGCTCCAATAGCAAAACTAACTGCAGAAGATCCGTTGGCATAAAAACTGTTTATACCAACAGAATTACCGTTGCTGCCAATCACATTACCCACAAAGTTTGTGCCAGTCACATTACCAGTTGAATCAATGCGAGCTGCCAAGGTATTGCCACCATAGAAGTTGAATCCCACACCAGATTCTACTTGATCCACTCCAAACCACAGATTACTGGACTCTGCACCAATGGCATAGTTGAATTGTGAAGGATTATAAAAGTCATAAATGGTTATCTTGTCGCTGGCACCACCAGCTGCAGGGCCGGCCACAGTGTTGCCAAGATTCAACAATGATGTATTCAGTCCTGCGGCTGTCACAGTGCCGTAAGCAGACAAGTTACCGTTGCCATCAGTGGATAATCCAGCAGCATCGCCAGTGAGTTTGCCAGTGCTGTCAACATAGACCATGGCCGTGGCTGATATGGCAGTGGTATACAATCCACCAGCCAGCACATTGCCACCAGTTACATTACCACTGGCAGAAATACTAGTGGCAGTGATACTGCCAGGAGTTTGGATATTGCCGTAGACATCAATCCCAACAGTGTTGAAATCACCTTCGCCGTCGTTGACTATAAGGCTTATTCCACCTTCACCTGCAATTTGCAAGCCCATGGTTTGAGCAATATAAGCATTGCCGGTGCTGGAATCTAGTACTATAGAGTTGCCGCCACCCATCACAATATTGCCAGGCAAGGTTAATGTGCCGTTGTAACCAAAATTCCAAGTTGATATAGCCTCGTCGACGCTATCACCTGTACTGATGTTTACAGGATACCAACTGTTGATGTCAAAATGTCCGCTATTGCCTAAGCCTGAAACTTGATAATTAACTGCTCCTGGTAAAGATAAATTACCTGAACTATCAAATGTCCAAGTATTGGTGTTACCAGTTTTGTTACTTTGTATACGCACATTGGTTGCGGCCATGAAATCAGCGGTGGTATCAGTTATGGCTATTCTGTCTTGACCAACTCGCTTGACATAAAAATTGTTGTTGGCACTGACAACCATGTTAGTGCCACCATCCACTTTGATCTGACCGTTGTTGGTAGAACCACCATCATTGCTGAACACAATCTGAGCAAAATCATCCGTGTTCTTTAGTGTAATTGCATTGGCAGTGACATTGCCTGTTACACTGATATTGTTTCCAGTCACAGTGCCGTTGGCTGCAGTGACCACATTGGCTCCGTTTACTGTTAGAGTGTTGCCTGTGACACCCACTGGCACATTGTTGAGATATAGAGTATTGGCACCAACATAAACACTGGCCCATTGATTGGTAGCATTGCCCAAACTGTAGGTATTGTTGGTTGCTGGAATAATATTGCTGGCAATGTTTGTAAAGTCCACATTGGCCGAGCCAGTAAATGCAGTGTCTTGAATAGTACCATCACCAAACACAATGTTGCCATCTGGTGGGAAATATAATGTGCTATTATTATCACCATCTATGGTCAAGTTGCCGAGATAGACGGCAGGATTGGGGATAACAGGTGGGCTGAACTCCAGCCATTGATTGTTGTATTTTACATAGCCGCGGCCATCATTGCTGTTCCACCATAGATTGCCATCGCCTTTGTTCAGGGCTGTATTGCCAATGTGCACAGTGTTGGCAGTATCTAGTACACTGCCGTCTGGGAAAACAATGTTGGCAGTGGCAATTGGCAGGTTAAATGTCCAATTGTTGCCAGCATAGTTGTAGTACATTTCTGCGTTGGCACCAGCAATGGTGATACCACCACCATCAGCAACCTGTGCGTTGGGTGATCCATATGCCAAAGTGATATTTTTATCTTTGATTTCAACCACATTGGAATCAATGTAGGTCAAATTGCCATTAACTTGTAAATTGCCGGAAATCAGCATGTCACCGCCGATAGCTACATTGCTTGCGATGTTGGCAGTTTGAGCATAGACACCCAGCCACAGTAGGTTGGGTGCTCCTAGGTTTCTAATACGAGATTGATCAGGAATAACATGTGCATTGGAAATAACATTGCCAATGCCATTGGGACTTAGAATCAAATTACCATTGGTATTTGTGGTTAAAATTGTGTTGTTTGTGATTTGAACATTGGAACCAACTGGACCAGCAGCATAGATTTGGTCAAAATTTAGGTTGGTTTCTGTGAAGGCAGTTCGCAAAGGATCGCCGGTGCCGTCATTGGGTATTGCACCTGTGTTGATCTGAGCTTGTCCGCCAGTGCTCAAAGTAGCTGTTAGATTGCCTGTGCCGTTTGCTAAAATAGTGTTGAATCCGCCGACGCTATTACTGATAGTGATACTGGATTGACTAACCACATTGCTCACATAATATTGAGTGTTGCTGGCGATGTTTCCAAAAACATTTCCAGAAAATACTATGGACATTCCTGGAAATATGTTTGAAAGATTAGTTAAGGTCACCGCATTGTTGGCAGCGTAGGTCTGTACCGCGGTTGTAGTAAAATAGGTTATTGCCATTGGGATCCTTGTTAGCCTTTTATGTTATTTATGGTTAAACTGTGTTCTAAAACTGTTGCGTTCTGTGTTACACTCGTGTTAAACTAGAGTCATACTGTTAGTAAACAGTTATTTTTAAACTTTAGAAAAGGAAACTTAAATTATGATTACTCGTTTTAGCCCAAAAACAAAAACCTACAAATTGTTCAATGCCTTGCACAATGGTGAAAAGATCACTCCAGCTCAGGCTGAGAAGCGTTTTGGTATCAAGAACATCAGTGCCGAAGCCAGCAGAATCCGTTCAGCTGGTTTTGCAGTTTACGCAAACAGCCGTAAGGCCGGTAATGGCGTTCATGTCACTGAGTACGCAATTGGCAAGCCAAGCCGCAAGGTTGTAGCTGCTGGTTACAAGGCCTTGGCCATGGGATTGGTATAATTCTTAGCTTAGACTAAGATGTTGCAAAAACCCTACAGTTTGTAGGGTTTTTTCTTGACCAAAAATCCTGGATTTGCTATAATAAACACATGATAAAAAATCTCTTTACCAAACTGGGCAGATATAGGGTTATAATGGACAGGGTAAATAATGAACCCTATCTGGAACGCTACTATCTATTCTTAAAAGATCGCGAACGATTTCCGTTCAATGTGTTTTTGCACAGGTTCCTCAAGGGCGACCCAGATGATGTGCATGACCATCCTTGGCCCTACTGCACACTGATTTTAAAAGGTGGTTATTATGAGTGGATTCCTCAGTTCGATGAAACAGGAAGAAAGTGTGGAGAAGTTGGGCATTGGCGAGGGCCTGGTCATTTTAGGTATTCTCCTGCTACTGGTTATCATCGTATAGAATTAGACCCTGATGTGGAAACTTGGACCTTGTTTATGCCAGGTCCAAAACAACGCGAGTGGGGATTTTTAACCACCAAAGGTTGGGTTGAAAACGAAGCTTATTTGTCACAACGAGCAGTGAAAGCATCACAATGATCTATCTAAATGTCGTTGCATTTTTGTTGACTTGGTACTGGTTAGTGACCTGGGATTACACAGGGCGTCGTTGGACTTATATTTTTGATGGCTTAATATTTTCCTGGAATCTAGCTGAAGTACTGTTGTATGTCAATCGTTTGTTGGAAAATACAATATGAGCAATAAAATTCAAGAACTTGCTAATCAAGCAAAACTCAACATTCCTGTCGGGAGACTCACTGTGAATGAATGGATTGAAGCTTACAATCAAAAGTTTGCCGAGTTGATTGTGAGAGACTGTTTAGACATTGCCTTTGAGGTTAGAGGGGAACCAGCAACTGATACACATTATGTTATTGGGTATGACCGTGCTTGTGAAAAGATGATTAGTGGAATTAGAGAACATTTCGGAGTTGAAGAATGAACCTAACAAATTTCCAAGATGACTTCACGAGAATTAGAAATACCCCAGACCAATACCGGCCCGAAGTTGAGCATAGAGAATTAAAACAAGTAAAGGTTGGTACATGGTTGTTTGGCCTGTTACCCGTTTACAGATACGAATTTACCCCTTGGGAAAAGGACCGGCATGAATGAATTTAATTTGGGACCAATGATTGGCACAGCCATTGCCATTGCGGGTATGATGTTTGCGTTAGTGATGGGTTATTTAATCGGATACAATGATGCTAAGGATGGAAGATGAACGAACGAATCAATAAACTGTTTGGACAGGCTATGGATCAAACTATACCAGAAACTTGGACTACACTGACCCATTCTCAGTTATCAATACTAAAGGAAAAGTTCGCCAAGTTGATTGTTCAGGAATGTATTGATTGTGCTCGTGGAGCAGGTCTTGCTGACGATGTTGCTGTACGAAATAAACTTGGATTCAATGATGGTATTTTGGAAGCAGTAACTCATATAAAGAAACATTTCGGAGTTGCGGAATGAATGAAAACCTAAGAAAATTGATGTTGGCAGCAGGCTATGCGGCTCCGGAGTTGGCTCAGCGTGCTCAACAGTTGGCCGAGTTGCTGATCCGGGAATGTGCCGGCCGAGTAGATAACATCTTGCGTGAACGGAAAGATGGTGGCGGGACTATGGGTGATGATATTAGAGAACATTTCGGAGTTGAACAATGAAAAACCTATTTTTACAAACACGAGTTGTGTATGACGCACACTTGAAAGAATATAATGTACAATATAAGAATTTTCTATTTTGGAAATTTGCGGAATGTTATAAAGTGTCTGAGCATCTTCCTGATGAAAGAGCAAAAGAACTTGCTATAACCCAAGCAAAGAATATGTTAGATACTGTTGAAGTGTATCGTAGTCCCAAACCTTATTATATGTAAGGATTAAAAGAATGAACGAACGAATTCGACAAATTAGACAAGAAGCATGGGCTTTTGTGAAACATGACCTTGAAACGGTAGAACGAGACCATGTGGTAATGTATTCAGAACATTTAGAAATGCATTACGCAAAGTTCGCCGAGTTGATTGTAAGAGAATGTTGTGCGATTGCTGATGAAGTAGAAAGAGCAGACATGGATTCTTATGTGAGCAAATATATTCGAGCACATTTCGGAATTGAATGATGAGCGATCCTAATCAACACTTTTACAATCAAATGGAAATGCAGGTTAGACTTAGCAATCGCACATTGCGTAGACTAATACGACCGCCGTTGCCGCAGATAAACGCCTGGAATGTCACTATATCTGACGAAATGTTATATCAACAAGCACACTCAGAAGAAGTGCCTTGTGTGGACATACTCATGCCTAAAGATAGATTAGAAACTATTATCAATTATATCAAATACGCAGAATCTGAAATAGATAAACATGAAACCGATAAGAAATTAATGGCTAGATATGAACGGGATCGCGTAGTTAGACTAAACAATCCTGCTGTGGAAAAAGCCTATCAACATTACTGCACCTTATTGGAACTGTGCCGAACATGATGCCACTACATAACGGACTATATACACAATAATCCATGGAGCCGCACATGGGTAAGAAAAATTTAACAAAGGAACAAAATGAATTTTTTTGATTTGATCATTGGTTTTGTTGCTGGAATATTGTTTTCTGGCATGTTTGTTTTTCAAACAATAAGAAAAACTCTACGAGAAGCAGAGTTAGCTGAGCAAACCGAAAAACAAGAAATTGGCATGCGGGTAGAGGTTGACAAAGATATGTATTACTGCTACAATAATGAAACCAATCAGTTTTTGTGTCAAGGACGCAATCTTGAAGAAATTAGAGATTCGTTTAGAGCAAGATTTCCTGGTGCCGACGCATACTTGTCTGCAGGCGAAGAGTCAGTGCTAACGACACTAGCAGAACAATTAAATCAAATAAAAAATGAAAATAGCAGTAACCTCGGATCTACATCTTGAATTTGGTGACATCTTCTTCAAAAATGATCAGTCAGCAGATGTGTTGATCCTTGGCGGAGATATTTGTGTGGCAAAAAGGCTCACACCGGAGGTCAAAGACTTTTTTCAGCGTGTGAGTTGGGAATTTCCAGAAACCATTTATATCATGGGCAACCATGAACACTACAATGGCGACTATGCCCAGAGTGGTGAACTCATCTTGAATATGCTGAATTCTTTGAATATCCGCAACATACATTTATTAGATTGCAGTACACTACAGATTGGCAACTTTACATTCATCGGCGGTACATTATGGACAGATTTCAACAGGCGTGATCCTGTTACCTTGCATGCTGCTGAAACAATGATGAATGATTACCGCGGCGTTAAAAATACCAATGATCACAACAGTTGGAAGTTTTTGCCCATACACTCTTTAAAAGAGCACAACGACATGGTCAACTACATAAAGTTGGTGTTGGATACTCGTAGGGTCAACAACAATCATGCTCACAATGTTGTGGTAGTCGGACATCATGCTCCAAGTTTTCAAAGCATCGCCGAACAATACCAGCGTGACACAATCATGAACGGATGTTTTGCATCCGACCTCAGCGAACTTATCTTAGACTATCCTGAGATTGTGCTTTGGACCCATGGGCACATGCATGACGACTTTGACTACACAATTGGCACTACAAGAGTTGTGTGCAACCCAAGAGGCTATTACGGCTATGAAGCAAGGGCCAACCGCTTCCAGCTTATGTATATTGATCTTCCAGGAGGTCAATAATGCAATTCAGTTACAAAGACTGCCCAAGTTGGTTCAATAACTATATTATAGAAACCTACTTGGAAGAATTTCATACCAGGGCCAATCTTGCCAATTCTCTAAAAGAAACGATAACAAATCCCGAACACCGAGATAAACTGATTGATTTTGCAGTGGATTTTTTCAATCACAAAGGAATCACTGCAGAAAAACGAGATCGTCAACTTTGGTTTGACATAGATGAAAATGACCCCAAGTATTTTTGGATTATTTTAAAATGGAGTGATTGATGAAAATTTACAAATCAGGTTACAGAAATCATTGGGTTAGCCCCTACACTATCTTAAAAGCAGTTTGCTTTTGGGAGAAAGATGATAGCGTTTTTTACAATCACGAAGATAAACCCGGGCACAAATACGATAAGTGGGTCGACCGTTTATCACCCTTTTGCGTTGCTTGGCAGACATTCTTAGATTTTGTACATCCTCGAGTCAATTATGTGCGAATTGACCGTTACGATACCTGGAGCATGGATCATACCTTGGCCGATATCATACTGCCCATGTTGCGACAATTGAAAGACAGCAAACACGGTGCTCCCTATGTGGATGATGAGGATGTACCAGAAGAATTGCGTAGTACATCAGCACCACCAAAAGAAAACGAGTGGGACACAGATGCCAACCACTTCCTGCGTTGGGACTGGGTGTTGGCGGAAATGATCTTTGCATTTGAATGTAAAGTAGATGACTCTTGGCAGGATGCATTTAGTTCAGGAGTGGCCGACCATCGAAGTGTGGCCTGTGCCTGGGATGAAAACGGTAAAGCAACCATGTACAAACTAGTAGATGGCCCTGAGCACACTTATACATGTGACTACGAAGGCATGGAAAAAGTTCAAAAACGCATTCAAAATGGTTTTGTATTGTTTGGCAAGTATTATCAAAACCTCTGGGATTAATGGAAGAAAATAACTCAGCCAAAGGTCGCGACAGTTTTGACATTGCCACAGGCAACACCCTGGTGAGCTTTTTCAATCGCAATGTCATGCCCTATGCCACCGAAGCTGGTGGTGCCAAGTTTGACCTGGTTCCTGTGGCCAAACAAAAAGACATAATGATCAATCATGCCAGGATCTATGCTCAGCAAGAATATGATAGAATCATGGAATTGGTCTCAGTGTTACAACGACAAGCAGAAGATATCAAACGCAGGCTAGATGTCACTGATATGGTATATGCAGCCGAATATGAATTTCAAATTGTCATGGGACAATGTTATTGGTTAGCAATGGACACACGAAAGCAAAAAATGATATTGACCCAACACGGCCCTGAAGATTGGAACACTGGCAAACCAGTGAACTATGACTATGTATGTCAGGTACAGTACATGGGCGATCACACATGGATGGAAATACACAATGACTGAACAACAACGAAGTGCTCAGGTGTTTGCTTCGCACCTAGCTCAATTGATGAATAGCAAAGAAACAAGTTATCAAAAAGTGTCTAGAGCTGAATATGAGCAGTGGAAAAAAGAATTCACCTGGGACGCACTATATGGCCAACGATATTCTCAAAGTTTTTGCAATCACTTTGGAATAACCGACAGCATTTTATTTTATGACAATGATTATCAAAGAGCAGATGCTTACATACAAAAAACCTACATCTACTAAGCTGTATTTTGCTTATGGTGCCAACATGCACGAAGACAACATGAAGTATCGTTGTCCTGATGCAGTGCCTATTGGTCCTTTTGTTTTAAAAGACTGGCAATTGAAATTTTATACTCATGCAAACATTGAGTATAACAAAGGTGCAGAAGTGGCCGGGGTACTTTGGAAGATTACCAATCTATGTGAATACAGTCTGGATCGATTTGAAGGTCACCCGGTGTACTATGTCAAGCAAGAATGGTACCAAGATGGCAAGAAATTTTTCTTTTATGAAATGACTGATCCCCGTGTTGGTAAACCACATCCATGGTATGTTGATGACATAGTTGAAAGTTACTGGCAGTGGCAACTACCTATGCCGTTGCTGGAAACGGCACTGGAAGGGTATAAATGCTCCTAGATCCACCACTTGAGTATTTGCGAGATGCAGTGAGTTTTACTTATGCTCACGAAATATCCAAACCATTTGGTGTGATCGAACATGTATTAGATTGGTGCAAATCCGGAATGACCGCCGATTGGCGCTGGCAATTGATTGAAACCAGTTCGGACCGAAATCCCGGACGATATATCTTTTATTTTGATTCTGAAAAAGACTATTTGGCATTTGTAATGCGTTGGGCTTGACTTTGATTGAGTTTTGTGTTAAAATAATTTTATAAATTAAACTTTGGAATTCTTATGAGCTGTTTAAATCTTATTCATAGACCTACTGTTATTTTTGATCCAACCAACAAAGAACATCGCCAAGCAGTGAGCACATTTTATAAAACAGGCACATGGGGCCAGATCAATGTTAACTTCTTGCTCGAAAGTCCATACTACGACTTGCCTGGAATGATTGCTGCCAAGCTCACAAAGTATTATTTGACTGCAGAATTCAATCGAGGTAAAAAATGAGTCATACATTTATAGCCATGTGGGACTGCAATGGTCTCGAGTACATCGACGATGTCACTGCAGATGAACAGCGAGTGATGTGGGAAAAACTGCAAGGCAAAGAATCTCCAAGACATGCACTGGCCAATCCATTTCATCTTAGGTTGCGAGCACAAACAAATCCTCAGCGTAACTATGAAATTTATTTTTTCTCAGTTGACAGAGAAATAACCAAAGAAGATCTAGTTGACGCATTTGCCAACGATCCTCAATATATGGTAAATCATATTCGTAAAAATGGTGAATGTTTTTACAGCAATGCAGAATCCCAAAAAGAACGAGTGATTGTATAACAATGTCTAGTTTAAAAATACTTGTCAAAACTTTTGCTAAAAAAGCCTATAAACGAGTTCAACGCAATGACCATAGTTATCAACAAACTGACAATTTTACTACCAATGAGTTGGAAAGATTGTTGAACATGTACCTAGTCAAGTCTGATGAGGATCAAGAAGCCAGGCTGATTCGTGATGCCATGGAACATCACATTCGCAGATATCATGGATACGCCATTGAAGGTAAAATTGGCGGACATTACAGACAAATTGGAGTTGATGAAAAGAACTGTATCTTTGAACATGTTATGCCAGTTAACACTATTGTTGCTATGTTGATTGAAAATAGATTAACTATCCGGCAAGCTCTTAATACACCAACTTGTTTGATCAAGAAAGAAGATGATATTGTGCTGAGAGAAAGTGGGCACGGATCAAGTTCGCCGGATGCATGGTATTTCTTCAGACGCTACGGTGTTTTAAATTCACAATTTAAAACCTACAACGGACAGGAAATATCTGATCCTAACAACTTCACACTAGAAGATCACTTCAAATTATTTGGCATATAACATCATGGCAAAATATCTAACACCCGAAGTATTAAAAGAACTCGACGAATACCGCAAGCGTATTTTTACTGAACGCGAAGCAATATATAGAAAACATAAAATTGATGTGTTGGATACAGATACATTAAGCTCTTTGTCTGTTTATGAAATTGTCAGTCAGTACGATGCAGATTACAATATCAACTTTGCTAGAAATGGCGAAGATGCAATGTCCAACAATGTCAAAATTGAGCAGAAATGCAGCCGGGTAGAAAAACGCAAACGATTGGGCACATATCCAGATGCCATGTATCAGTTTCATGCTATGGGCGATTTGATATATCCCAGATACATTTTGGTCAGTCGTGACAAATCTACTTTGGCTCCAGTTAGATTGTACGATATCGGCAAAGTTGCCAATGTCACATTGGTTCAGGATTATCTAATGAACGAACGCAAGTTGTGGGAAGATCGTTGTGCCATTGATAAAAAATACATGAAGCGTGATGTAATTGGAATTCCTGAATCTGTACTGGCAAAAAATCTCACTGTGACCAAACGCTTTGTGATCAATGAGTGCGAAGTAATACAGGCATGATTGAAACTTACTATAACAAAATATGTGCAGAGTGGGGAGTAACACCTACCTCTGACATTTACACTGGTTACGAGCCAGTGTATGATCAACTACGGGCGTTGAGCAAACAGGCATGGACTGCTACGGATGATGCTGGTCGAGAAGCCATACAAGAAGCTGCATTTCAAATTTATCGCGGCATAGGCATTGTTCCTATTACCTACTATAGCCTAGAAGGATGTAGACAACAGATCCGAGAAGTCTCTGATGCAGTCAAAGTAGTAAAAAACAACACACTGGCCATTGGCGGCAGTGCTGGTTCTGCATTTAGTAGATTTTGGTTTCCTGGTATGCAGGAAGCTGCCTGGGGAGACAATGATACTGTGGGGCTAAAAAGCAGATTCAATCACGATAATAAGTTAAAACGAGCCATTCGTATCTGCTATCAGTTTAGAGACAATGGTGATCAGGCAGTGTTTCCGGCAGCCTTGAGAACTGCCCTGGAATTGGTCAACGGTGGCACTATTACCAATTTTAAACCCATGAATGCCAGAGCCATATGGGAGTATATCTGCCCTACCTGGCGAGGTCAAGTCTTGGATTTCTCAGCTGGCTTTGGCGGTCGTATGTTGGGTGCAATGACCAGTCGCATGCGCTACACTTATCACGGCATTGATCCCAACACCAAGACCTATGCAGGGCTTGAGGCACTAGGTGCGTTGATCTCGGATGTGGTTGGCACAGAATCTGAAGTATACTGTACAGGCAGTGAAGATTTTATGCCCGGAGTTGAAATGTATGATGCGGCATTCTCTAGTCCGCCCTACTTCAACTGCGAACGCTACAACGATGAGCCCACACAATGCTACAACAAGTTTTCCAATCTGGATGCTTGGTTCGAACAGTATGTGGAACCAACCTTGAGCATGGTGCATCGTGGTCTGATACGGGATGGCATTTATGCCGTCAACATTGCAGATTATAAACAAGGCAAGGAATCATACAGCATAGTGGATCGCTGGATTGAAATCAGCGAAAAATGTGGTTTCAGACACACCGAAACAGTTAAAATGTTATTGACCACTAGACCCGGAGTAGGCAATAATCGTGCCGAAAATTCTACCAAGAGTGAAGGCATTTATATTTTTACCAAAAAGTAAAACTGTGTCAACTAACTGTATTGCCTAGGCGTTGTATATACAGCAGGAGAGATTCTGCTACTAACCTAAAGGAAACTTATCATGAAATCATTTATCGCAACTCTTGTAACATTGTTTGCAGTATCAGCTTTTGCCGCAGATGCTCCCAAAGCCGCTACACCAGCACCAGCTGCAACTCCTACAGTGACAGCACCGGCCAAGAAAGAAGAAGCCAAGCCTGTCAAAAGTGAAAAGAAAGTCGAGGCTAAGGCGCCCGCGGCCAAGTAATCCTCACAGTATTGTAATCGACGACGATTTGGTTCTAGGACGAAATCGTCGGGTTGTAGAGTATGGAAAGATTGTACATGAAAAGGAACAAGAGCTTTCTGATTATGTAAAAATTAGATTACTCATAGCCAGATTAAAAGCAATGGAAGCCTACAAAAAAGCCTATGCCTAACAAGTGTAGGCTTTTTGTTATAGAAAATTTCTATTGTCGCCATAAAAATATATTAGTGAAAATACTATGAAACTCGTTGATTTCTCAGATAATTACTATTATAATACAGTTTTAAAGGAGAAACAATGTCAATTACTATTAAAAATCTAGAAGCGGCATTTGCTGGTGAGTCACAGGCTCACACCAAATATCGTTATTTTGCGAAAATTGCCAGAGAAGCTGGACACGAAGATATTGCAAAACATTTTGAACATACCGCTGACCAAGAGCTATTGCATGCTTGGGGGCATCTGGAATTGTTGATCGGCAAACCAACTGTTGCAGAATGTTTACACAAAGCAATTGAAGGTGAGACATATGAGTTTACTACAATGTATCCAGAGTTTCAAGCAATTGCTGAGAGTGAAGGTAACATTGAAGCGGCAAAAGAAGCCGAAGAACAAATCACCGAGAGTAAAGAACATGCTCGTGAGTTTATTGAAATGTTGGAGAAAGCAGAAAAGCGTTTTGCGGCACTGACCAAGATTGAAAAGCGTCATGCCGAAGCATATCAATCTAAATTGGAGGCACTATAATGAAACCAGAACATGTATGCGTAGTATGTGGACATGTCCACGATGAAGCCGCCGAAGGCGTATGGGAAGATCTAGCCGAAGACTTTTTGTGCCCTGAATGTGGATGTGGCAAAGATGAGTACGAAGTAATCTAACTAAATATTGCATCACAGGAGATAGCAATGGATAACTTTTTAAGCCACGATCCCAGAATCGAAGAAGGCACAGCATTAAGAGATTTAGAAAAAAAAGTACACTGGATTATGACCCAGTTGGGCTGGGCAGGTTACATCAATGACAACGGTGGAAATCCAATTACTATCCCTGATGATCTCAATGTACCAGATGTGTTTTTAGACTATGCCGATGTGCAAGGCAACATGGTAGATGTTCAAAAACAAACTTCAGGCGGTGGCGGCAAAGGGTTGAGCTAATTTGTTGCTAAAAACAACACTAAAAACCCTGTATTTTGCAGGGTTTTTTTGTGGCAAAAATACCACACTTTTTTGGTTGACCCAAAATGCCCGATTTGCTATAATAATAACATGAAAACAAGAAAACGCCGTCAAGATACCAAACATGCAGTGTATATGTTAGTGAATACTAACACAAACGAGTCATATATTGGCATTACTGTATGTGGAAGTCAAGTCAATAAAGCACTAAAAGTTCGCTTTCAGAAGCATGTGCGTCGTGCACTTACTGAGAACAAAGCGTGGGCTTTGTGCAACAGTATTAGAGAACATGGTGCAGAAGCTTTTGTAGTACTTTTAGTTGACATTGTGCGTGGCAGAAAGCCCGCACATGCCATAGAGCGCGAATTGATCAACAGTCAAAAACCCACACTCAACAGTCACTAAAATGGTTGACCAAAAATACAAGAACGGTTATAATAATAGCATATTAAACAAAAAGGAGCAGAAAATGTCAAACGCAAACGAAGTTAAAATGTACGGAATGACCGAGCAACAAATTCGTGATCAATACATGAATTCAATCACTGCAAAATGTTCCGGTCTTGAAATGGTTGTTGCTGGCATTATGTCAGACTGCCAAGAAATGATTGCAATGAAGAATCCTGAAATTGGATCACCGTTTACTGACGAGTTGATCCGTTGCAATTTAAACATTGCCAAGTTCATCTTGTTTGAAATGATGGACGAGAAACGCAACCAATCAGAAACAGTTTAAGGAGAGTATATGAGTAAGCATCATTTAGTAGTATTTGCAAATTTTGTAAGAGACAGTGGAATGACACTGTCGGAAGCTGTACATTACATTGGTAACGAAATGGATAACTTAGATTCTAGCATTGTAAATGCATATGAAGCAACATATGAAGAATTAATGCAGTTTGTTAATGAACACATAACAGAATAATCTAAGGAGAAAATATGTTTGTATTACAGGTGCTAAACGATAGCAATGAATGGGAACTCATTGACCGTGAGTTTCTGACAGAAGATACGGCAGTGGAGTTTTTTAATACTAAGTTGTCATACTGTTTTGACACTTATGAAGTAACAGAAATGATTATAAACACCTAAGGAAAATATTATGGGACAGATGAAATCATTGTTTGTGGATTTTTTAGACAAGTATGAATCTTGTACTGTTGAAGAAATTCAAGAAGAGCTAGACTTGTACAACAGTCTACAAAGCAGCGGCATTTCAGACGAGATTCGTATTTCGTTTTTGGAACAACTTCTAGAGCAAAAAACCAAAGAGGTGGCATAATGGATGTAAAAGAAATCAACAATGCAATCATGTTCGGCGGACTCAACAATGAGCAGTTGGAATCTGTGATTGCAGCAGTAAAATTTGCTCGAGCTCAACTCACGCAACAGACTCGTCGTTCACTCAGAATTGGCGACAATGTCAAGTTCACCAGCAATCGCAATGGCGTGACTTACACCGGCACAGTTAAAAAGATTGCTATCAAATTTGTCACAGTCGGCACTGGCAATTCCTTGTACAAGGTGCCTGCTAATATGTTGGAGACTGTATAATGAACGCAAAAGAAATAGGAATCGTTGTTGCAGTGTTGGCAGTAATAGCCTTGGCCGTTGCGGGACCCTTGGCAACTATCTGGGCCCTGAATGCTCTTTTCCCAACATTGGCAATTCCTTACACACTTGAAACCTGGTTTGCGGTCATAGTACTAGGTGGTGTTTTTAAAACTTCTGTTTCATTGAAGAAATAAAATGTTCGTAGTATATCGTGTCAAATCTGGTCAGTGTGTCACAGTGTATGAGCGCGAAGCCTCGGCCAAAGCTCAGGTCACACGAAACAACAAGGCCATGATGATAGATATACTACGAGGTGAGCACAAAGATCTTTGGTGGAGAGATCGCAAGGTTGAATGGGCCTACTGCTCCTATGCAGACTATGAGCCGCACTTCTACCGGGCCTACAAAGCCAAATAAATCTTAGGCAATAAACTCAGCAGGTATGTGTTGCCGCAACAGATCTTCCATTCTTTGGTGTGTCTGTTGCTGTAATTCTATCAGTCTCAGATGATTGTGTTTTACAATCGGCAGTATTTTTTCTTTGATCTTGTCAGGATCTTGAGTGTGCAGATATCTGACTTGGTCCATGGCCATACCCAGGCGTTTGGATAGATTTGGTTCTAGGTCATAACTTTCGTCAATCACAGAATCAAATGTTTGAAATCCCATTTCGTGTAATCTTTGTAGATATCTGTCCACAGAAAAAACAATAAACAATCGTTCAGCCACAATGGGCTTGGCAACTTTTTCTGTGACAAAAACCGTTGGACCTTCAAACAAGGTTTCGGTGACTATGGTATAATTGGTGTGGCGATACAGGTCCCAGGATATGTTTGTGGACAGGGGTCGATCCCAGGCTGAATCATAATTTGTATTAACCCAGGGATAGGGAATTTCGACTTCAGGAAAGTTTTGATTGTTGGTTCGATTGTATTCAGCAACATCTTGTACCTTCAGCAGATTTCTATAGGTAATGACATTTTGATCTATTAGATTGGATTGTATGAATTCTTTCATGACAAAATCTCTGTGCCAGCGACGACTGCCTAACAGTACATCAAACATGTAAGGTTTGTTGGTGCCACTGGTGTCTTGATAGGTGTTGGTGTTCACAGTCAAAAATGGCCACCAAGGACGATGCACCATGCAAGATTCATCCACAGTTTCGTTGTGCCACAAGGCACCCAATGACACCACATACTTTTTGATTTTGTGTCTGGCCACTGCTTTTCTAATATCGTCAGCAGATGCGTATTCATTGTCGCTGAGAACTACAAAATCAAATTCACTGAGATCTATGTAGGGCGTTTGACGATCAGGTGGTGCATCACTGGGCATGCATGATGGATCCAGGAAAAAGTCCACTTTGTTTCCTTGCAACAAAACTGGTATGGCGGCCATTTTAAATTTGCAATTTTTAACAGGGTCAGCTAGCTGTATATTCCAGTCAGATAACGCATAATCAGCGAATCCGTAGTAGTGAACTGGGCAGTTTAAGATCATACTGATATTTACTGTAACACAAATGTGTGGCGAAAAAACAACACTTTTTGGTTGACCAAAAACACCCATTTTGCTATAATTAGTTTATGAAATTAGATACTAACGAAATTTTACAGTGGTCCGGAACAGCCTGTTTTATGGCCATGTATACGCTTATGAGCTTGAATCTTTATCCTTGGAACATTCTAGCAGGGTTCTGCGGTGGCGCACTGTACATGGTGTGGAGCCTGCGTGTTGCAAATAAGCCACAGATGGTTACCAATGCAGTGGGAATAGCCATATGTGTTGTAGGGTTATTTAAAGCGTTTGGTTGACCAAAAATCACCGTTTTGCTATAATAACAGCATAGTAAGAAAACAGGAGCAAAAAATGGCCAGTTTTGAAACAGAACAATGGAGAGACAGAGTTTCAGCAATGAGCGGAGCCGTCGCTGATATGGAACATGTCAGAATGGTTGAATCTTTCAGCCCTGCGTTTCAAGCAGAGTTTCGTGCCATGGTCGCTCGTGCCCAAGCAGAGCATGATGCAGTTTGGGAACAAAGTCCCCGCAGATCTCCTGATGTTGTGTAAAAACAACACAAAAAGATTGACCAAAAATCACCGTTTTGCTATAATAACAGCATAGTAAGAAAACAGGAGCAATAAATGCAGTATTACACCATGTCAAAATCCGCTCGTCGAGTTGTACCCGGCATCCAATATTCTGTTGCAGTTGTTTGGGCCGCGGCAGTAGCTGCTCATCGTATCAATGGCAATCGTTATATCAAAGCCCCTGAGTGGGATACTCAAGCGGAGCCTCCTGTATTGAAGTATCGAACAAATCGTGAGGTGTTTGCAGAATTACTGGCCAATCCTGATCGATTGGATGCTGGTGACATCCAGGCCGGACAAGAATGTTTAGACTGGGTGCGTGGCGATGTTACTTTCAAAGCACTCCGAGGTCGACTCAGCGATTTTGATTTGAGTGTGCAAAAGGTCCTGGCCGTCACAGAAAACTTTGATTCCAACATTGACAAGTTAGCACTGGCGGTGGTACCATGCTTGCCTGCCAGCCAGGCTCGTGGCCAGGCCCGAGCAGAAACAGACTCAAGACTGCGTCAAACTGTCAACGAACATGTCAGCACGGTTGGCGCCAAGGTTAACTTGGAAATTGAAGTATTGAGAACTTCATACAATTTGAACTATAATGTCTGGTTCATAACCGCGGTAGACACTGAAAACCGCAGTGTGTTTTTCAGCTATCGTGCTCCTATAGATCTAGGACCTGGCGTGAAAATCCGTGGCACTGTCAAAGCTCACCGTGACAATGCTACCACTCAACTCAACAGGGTGACAGTCATACACAAAGGAACACTATGAGTGAATTTATTGTTTGGGTAGGTGGTGTAGCCGATTATGAAGGCAACAATTTAAATCAAGCCAAAGCGGTCTACAAAGAATGGATTGCACAAGGTTACAATGATGTGATTTTAGAAGAGGTATTATCATGAGCAAACTCTTAATTGGTTTTATACTGGGATTGATTGTGGCAACCGTGGGTTTTTCGGGCGTGGCTCGGATCATGGACCATGGGGTCGAAACGGTCAAAACACAAGCCCAAACACTAGCACAGTGATTTTGGGCAAATTGAAGAATCTAAATAACATAAAATGATTGACCACAAAACCACTTTATGTTATAATTTAGATATGTTAGCAAAACTAGCATTGATTTTAAACTTAAACTTTACAGGCAACATTGAAAGGCAACACTATGTCAACAACTGAAAAACTCTTCTCCGTAGCAGGCACCGCAACTAATCCTGATGGCACAACTAAGGCTCGTTTCGCCAACGACTTAGTAGCTCGTCATAAGATTTTGAACAAAGCAGGTTGCACAGATATTAACTTGATTGAACTTCCACATGCAATGACTAAGTTGGAAGCTCTTCAATATTTGCAGACTCAAGGTATCACAGAAGGTGATGCTGGTTATGCAGTGGCCAATAAATTAGCAGAAAAGGCCAAACTTGCTAAGAAAGGTGAGTTGAAGGTCAGTGCTTCAAGTGTGAAAACAACCAAAGCTCCTGCAAAATCTACCACAGTAGACACAGCAGTAGAAGCTTAATTTTACTTTGCACGCACAAATGGCACTTCGGTGCCATTTTTTACGACTTTAAAATTTATCATAATTAATAACATGCTCGACGACGAAACACAAGAAGAACTTATTCGATTGGCTACCATGCACTTGATGTTGGTCTTGTATCGTGAGGGCATTACCAAGATTCACATGGGTGGACTTATGCGTATTCTAGGCGTACCAAACGAAACTGCAGAAGAGCATGACAACGAAGAAGTCATTGTAGATGCAGAATTTGCTAAGTATGTTGAAAGAGTCACTGAGTTTGCAAAACTAAGTCCAGTGAACCAACAATTACATTAATATGGCACAACCAAACAATAAGCATGGCGAAGCTATGTTTATAATAATCTTACGATCACCACAAGCAAAAAATCTTTTTTCGGCATGGATAAACAATAACAAAAGTGCCAAGGCACGAATAGATGATGGTCGCATGCATCTATTTGATCACAATACTTTGAACTTGTTCATGGTCACATGGAAACACGATTGGGACGATGTTACCATATGGGACACATGGAACCGCCGGCACATCTCTGGTTAAACAAAATTTGACAAGTGTGCAAAATGCCGTATAATTACTATACATTTAAAGGAAACACAAATGACACAACATGAACAAATCGTAGCCGCTTATGAAACTTACCTTGCTGAAAATGCAAAGTTCACAGACAAAGGTGTCAAAGCTGCCGCTGCCCGTGCTAGAAAAGCTCTGCAAGAAATGAGCAAAGGCATCAAAGAGCGTCGCAAAGAAATTACCGCTGAAAAAGAAGCTTTGAGTACTGCCAAGTAAACATGTCAGATTCAAACGGAGTCAAAGAACTAGCAGATAGACTGGGAATCAGTTTCGCTGACAGCGGCTCAGACACTGTGGACACAATCAGTTTGAGTTGCGGTACTCCTGACTTATCAATCAGCACAGGTACTTTTGGCAACTACAATTGGAGCACCACAATGGCCAGTGGTATCACTTCTGGCATCAGCCAGAGTCCTTATATAGTCAGCAACAGTGCCAGTGCTGGATGGTCTACTATAGAACCTAGTGCCAAAATAGTGCTAAACGGCAAAGATGCTGATATCATTGTCAATGAAGTCAGCTTGATGGACATGCTGGCCAACATTGAATCTCGACTGAACATCCTGCACCCAAACACCAAACTTGAAGCTGATTGGGACGAGCTTAGAGAGCTGGGTGATCAATATCGTGCCTTGGAAAAGCAGATCAAAGAAAAAGCCGACATGTGGGAAAAGCTCAAAGCCATGCCCCCACCAAAAATTGATTAAGTATGTAGTTAACGACAAAAATGGGCCGAAATACCCAGTATATTGGTCCATTAACAAAGTCAAAACTAAGTATTTGTGGGGGCAGAAAAACAAATCTGCTAATTTACATGTTAGCAATAGATCACAATCATACATCTGCCCCTTTTTATCAATCCAATTAAAAGGAGAACAAGTTGACTAAATCAACCAACAGCATCTGCACCATCTTAGAAAAGTGGGGTAGTGTACTAGTAAAATTTGTAAGTCTTTTGATGGTTATCGTGGTAGTTGTAAATGTAACAACTCATCGTCTTAACGATCTAAAAGCAGACAACGAGACATGGCAACTGGATCATGTCAGCGTAAAAGAGCGCACACAACAATTAGATTGCCTAACCCGCAACATCTACTGGGAAGCAGCCAGCGAGTCATTTGAAGGCAAAGTAGCAGTGGCACAGGTCACTATGAACAGAGTTGAGTCTGGACATTTTGCGCATGACATCTGTGGCGTGGTTTACCAAAAAAATGTTGTTTACGAAAAAGTAATTTGCCAGTTCAGCTGGTACTGCGATGGAACATACAAAACAAAACCAGTGTACGGAGTACTTTGGAAAGAAAGCGAAGAAGTAGCCAAAAAAGTATTGTTGGAAGGCTTTCGCTTGCCCAGCCTGCAAAAGGCCATGTATTTTCATGCAGACTATTTAAAACCGCAATGGAGTAAACCACCCATTGCTCAAATTGGACATCACATATTTTATGGAGAACGAGTATGAAGTTTGGACTTGTACAAATTGAACTAGCAGTTCAAGGTCTGAGACAATTTATCGATGAGCACTTGCCTAAAATTTCAGCAGAAACTCTGGGATGGTTGGCCACAGTTATTATTCATTGCGCCACTATTCCCACTTTGTTGAGTTTGCTATCTGGACTCAGTGATCGCACACCCAATTTGGACATTGTGCTTTTCATGTGGGCTGGGCTTATACTAATGTTTGGACGAGCAGTCATACTCAAAGATGCTCTAAATATCATTACAATTGGTGTGGGTTTTATGATTCAAGCCGGTTTAATGGCGTTAATACTGTTCAAATAACGGTTGACTCTGGGATCAATTTGTGTTATAATATATGCATATTTAACTACAAGTTGATCCTATGAGCATGCACTTACACCACCCTAGTTTGAGTTTGAACGGCAAACGCAAGGGCAAAGTAAAATTCCGCAATGCAGACGAAGCTCGCAAAGCCCGTGAATTAGAAGCCAGTTGGAAAGAATTGCTTAAAAAACAAGGTATAGATGCTGACGAAAAACGGCGCAGTCGTGCACTAAAAGCCGAGCCCTTGACCTACAAGCTCAGCACACCGGCTGGCCGCACAACCACCAATCATATTCCCAGTTTAAATTCTGGTGCCGGAGTAGCCACATTGGCCGCACCTAAAGTTTACACAGGAACCAAAGTCAAAGGTATTGCTACCATGCACAAGAGCAATGCCGTGCCAGTTTTTTCAGACGAACAAGCCGTAGATATTTCAAGGATGAGACGATGACATTTAGCCCAGAAGAATTTAATAAAAACGAAACTTGGCGTTTACTTCAAGGAGAGACAGGAAACTGGTACCAAGAAGCAGATGATGCTGGCCGCCAAGAACTTAGAAACTGGATGTACGGTACGCTCAATGAATCAACAGTTCAAATTGAGTTTACCAAAGCTGATGGTACTGTGCGTTCAATGACCTGTACCTTAAACGAGTCATTAGGCGCTAAACATGTAAATAAAGAACCCGCAAACGAATCCAAACTAATAGACAAAAAAGAAACTTGTGTAGTTTGGGATTGCAACGCCAATGGGTGGCGTAGCTTTAGATGGGACAGATTACGAAAGATAGCGTTCTCAATTGAGTAAAGACGATTTTATAAAAATGGAAGGTGTAGTAGCAGAAGTCTTACGCAACACCACATACAGGATAAAAGTAGATGGGTTTGACAAACCCATATTGGCAACATTAAATGGGCGTATGCGCCAACATAATATCAAAGTTCTAGCCGGCGACACAGTCGAAATGGAATTTAGTCCTTACGATCTGACTCGTGGACGCATAGTCAGACGCAGATAAATATCATTATGGAAACATCAAACTCAATAATGGATTTTGTTTACATGGTCGAAGCAAGTACTAGACCAGCTAAACTAGAAACTACGCCTTTGCCTTATTCAGAAAAGGCGCTAGAGCCAGTGATGAGTAAGGAAACCATCAACTATCACTTTGAACACCTGGCCAAAGGCTATGCCAAACGCTACAATGCCGGCGAAGGAAACCCTGATTTTAATCGTGCTGGCAGCTTTTTGCACAACAAATTCTTTCCACAACTTCGTGCACCCAAGGGCGCAAATCGTCCACGAGGAGCAGTACTGGCTCTCATTGAAGAGCATTTTAAAACCTACGAAGACTTTAAAATTGCATTCAAAGAAGCTGCAATGAAAATTCAAGGGTCTGGTTGGGTTTATTTGAGTACCAGTGGTGCTATCAAAACCATAGCTAATCATGCAGTTCGCACAGATATTTGTGTGTTGGTTGACTGGTGGGAACATGCCTGGAGCCTGGACTACCAATGGGACAAAGAAAAGTACCTAGATAATATATGGAAAATCATCGATTGGGATGTTTGTAACGAAAGACTATGATGACATTAACAGAATCAGCTACCAGCAAATTAAAAGATCTTATTGCTGAAGAAAACAACCCAAATCTCAAACTCAGAGTATTCGTACAGGGTGGCGGATGTTCGGGTATGCAATACGGATTTACCTTTGATGAAGTTGCCAACGAAGACGATTGGGACCTAGAATTCAACGGTGTAAAAGTGCTGGTAGACTCAATGAGTGGCCAGTATCTCACTGGTGCAACTGTGAACTACAAAGAAGATGTCTACGGCAGCAGCTTTGTAATTGATAATCCCAACGCACAAACTACCTGTGGTTGCGGATCTAGCTTTAGCCCACATTAATCCCTAAATCTCAGAGCCTGTGTAATCTGGTAAATACACCAGAGGACGACTATCTATGGCTCAACAAATAATTAATGTAGGAACCGCACCAAATGACGGGCAGGGCGATCCTATACGCACGGCTTTTATCAAATCAAACGACAATTTCAGCCAATTATACAGTCGTGTGCAGACAAATCCGCCCACAACTTTGGTAGGTAGTGTTGGCGACCAAGCCGGCATGTATGCTTATAATTCTAGTTATTTTTTCTATTGCTTTGCCAACTACGACGGGTCAAGCATTATTTGGGCCGAGCTTACATCGCTGGGAAATGTATCAGCAACACAGATTCAAAACGGCAACAGTACAATACAAATTGCTGATATCAATGGCAACGCAAATGTCAGTATTCATGGTACTAGCAATGTAGCAGTATTTTCCAGTTCTGGAGTTGCGATAAAAGGTGTAGTCAGTGCCATTGGCAATATCTCCAGTAACTATTTCTTGGGTAACGGTGCATTCTTAACTGGGCTGCCAGCCACTTACTCAAACGCCAATGTTGGTGACTTCTTGCCAGTGTACACAGGTAATATTGCTGGTGATTATATTGCTATCACACGCGATGCTAATGTATCGGGTAATGTCAATGTACAAGGAACAGTTTCTGCCACAGGTAACATTTATACCGCAGGATATTTTGTTGGAGACTTTGCGGGTAACATCACAGGTAACTTTACAGTTCCAGGATCAAACACAGAAGTATTGTTCAACACCAATGGAAACGCTGATGCCGTTGGTGGTATGATCTACAACAAAGATGCCAATACATTTATTGTGTTAGGCATTATCAGTTCACAAGGAAATGTAATTGCTGGTAATCTAACAACTGGTGCTCAAGTTGTTGCCACTGGCAATATCACAGGTGGTAATGTACTAACTGGCGCTTTGGTAAGTGCTGGCGGCAATGTTGTTGCAAGCAACATTCTTACTGCTGGTGTAGTCAGTGCAGGTGGCAATGTCAGAGGTGGTAATGTTAACACTGCTGGCTTGGTCACTGCAACTGGCAATGTCATAGGCGGTAATATTGTCACAGGTGGTATAATTACTTCTGCCGGAAATATCTATACCAATGCTACACTGTTGGCAGGTAACATTAATTCAGGCGGAAATATTTCTGCCAACATTCACACAGGTGCTGCAGTCAGCGTCACTGGCAATGTCACTGCCAACAATATCATTGGCAACACAATCTCTGGCACACTATCAAACGGTAGTCAGACCAGTATTACTGCGGTGGGTACCCTGACAAGTTTGGCAGTGAGTGGTAATATCACCCCTGGTGGTATTTCTATGTCAACAGGTAACGCAGTGATTGGTAACCTGTATGTGTCAGGTAACACCACAATTGCTGGTAATATTACCCAGGTATCTGGTAACTCTGGTCAGTTCTTTGGTAATGCATCCACTGGTTTCAACGCATTGTATGCGGGTCTTCCATCTGGATTCAACTTGTTGCCACAATCAGTTGTCAACTATATTTCTAGTTACAATGGGTACAGTCAGATCAACAATCAAAACATCAGTGCTGGAAATACTTCCACAACTGATTACATCCTAACATCCAACAACGGTGACGACAATACCTACTACTTTGACATGGGTATTGCAGGCAGTACCTATAATGGAGCAGTGGCCATATTAGATAACGCACTTGGCAATTCAGTGACTCCCAACGATGCTTACTTGTATGTGGTAGGTAATGTTGCCGGGGGCAATCCTAGTGACATGGTTATTGGTACTCCAGATGCAGGATCTCAGATAAGAATTATCAGTGGTGGCAGCACACAAAATGATGTCGCTATCAAAATCAATGCGCCAAACACTCAGTCAACTACTGCTACAACAGGTACAATGGTTGTCACTGGTGGAATAGCTTCCAACAATTCTTTGTTTGTGACCAACAATGCCAATGTTGGTAATTTGATAACCCCAGGTATTATCACAGTCAACAGTGGTAACGCTGCCACTGCCATTGTCAACGGTGGTGCAAATGCAGTTGGTAACATTGGTAGCAACAGTAGATATTTCAATACTGTGTTTGCCAAAGCAACATCAGCACAATACGCTGACTTGGCAGAATGTTATCTTGGAGATGCATATTATGTTCCTGGAACTGTTGTGAGTTTTGGTGGACCAAATGAAGTCACATTCTGTGACACAGATCAGGATCCAGCAGTGGCAGGTGTGGTTTCTACAAACCCAGCCTACAACATGAATACAGGATTGGAAGGTGAGTATGTTACAACCGTAGCATTGGTCGGCAGGGTTCCGTGTCAGGTACAAGGACCTGTATCAAAAGGTTCGTTAATGGTGTCTGCTGGTAATGGAGTAGCAAGAGCTGAAAAACATCCATTGCCTGGTACCATAATTGGCAAAGCACTTGAAACCTTTGATGGCGATTTTGGAACAATAGAAATTGTAGTTGGAAGAGTCTAATTAATATGTCAGCACAACCAGTTTGGGAAACACCACCAGGCACATTGGGAACAATACCCGAAGGAGTATTTTATTCTATTCCTTTGGTGGCATACGATCCTGATGATGTTGATACTGTTTATTTCAAAGTCATTGCTGGTCAACTGCCCAATGGCATACAGATCAACGAAGACGGAATTCTTGCAGGAACACCTCAATCTTTGTTGTTTGCATCTCCTACCTTACAAACTACAACAATCCAAGGCGTGCCTTACCCAGTACCAGCTGACACTACCAGTCAATTTGCAGTGAGAGCCTACACAGAAAAGACTGTGAATGGAATAACTGTGGTAAATCGACTGGCCGACAGAACATTCAGTATCACAGTAACTGGACAAAATACTCCGGAATTTATAACACCAGCAGGACAGATTGCCACCTATTTTGATGGTTCACAAGTAACAGATCTTCAGATTGAAACTTTTGATCCTGATATCTACGCCAAAGCAGTTGTGACCTTGGCAGCAGGATCTTTACCTCCAGGATTATCTATAGCACCCGATGGAGTTATTTCTGGCTTGATATATCCCAACACAGGAACAAATGCAATACCTGGATACAGCAGAGACTTTCAAGGATTTGATGAATATGGATTTGACTTTGACACACAAAGTACCAATGTCACATATGAATTTACTCTGCGTGTCAGCAATGGTGTGGCTAATAACCTAAGAACATTTAGTATTCTTGTGTATAGTCGAAACTCAATGACGGCTGACAATGCTTATCTCACTGCCGACAATACATTTGTAACTGCAGATGTAAGTCCTCAGCGTATTCCAGTTATCACCACACCCACTGGATCAATTGGCACAGTACGCAATGACAATTTCTTTGCGTTCCAAATCCAAGCAGTGGACTTTGATGGCGATCAAATAAAATTTGTTGCCAATACAACCCCACCAGGACTGACACTTGATCCCAACTCTGGATGGTTGTATGGATACATTCCAAATCTAGGATTGATAGAGTCATCTTATCCATTCAATGTTAGAGTATACAAAGCAGAATACGAAGATGTTATAAGCAATCCTTATTCGTATAGTTTAACTGTTATTGGACCAATCAGCAGTGATATCACATGGTTGGTTGACAGTGATTTGGGTACTATCAACAATGGTGCAGTGAGTACTTTTTATGTTGCCGCAGTTAACAGTTACGGTTTATCATTACAGTATCAACTACTGTCTGGCAGCAACAGTAAATTACCTCAAGGTTTGCAATTATTACCATCAGGCGAAATAGCAGGACATGTGAGTTTTGATACCTTTGCACTGGACGAAGGCAAGACCACTTTTGATGTCACTGTAAATCCTCACTACAATGTGTACACAGATCCTAGAACAGGTATACATCAGCCCACAACATTTGACCTAGTAAACACATTCACAGTCAATGCCTACAGCAACAATGGTGTTGTCAATGTCAGCAAAACATTTACTATAACAGTAAATCGCGTGTACAACGAGCCCTATGACAATCTTTACATACAGGCAATGCCCCCGCAGAATAATAGAAACTTTATATCTACTTTCTTGCAAGACACCACAGTGTTTAATCCTGCATTGATTTATCGTTACAACGATCCAAATTTTGGTGTGGCAACAAATATAAAATACTACAATGCCTATGGATTGACTGATGCCACTCTTGATGCCTATGTTGACAGTTTGAATCTAAATCACTATTGGAAAAATCTAACCTTGGGCAGTATTGAAACTGCGCAGGCTCTGGATTCAAACGGAAATATTCTCTACGAAATTGTGTACAGTAGAATCATTGACAATCTTGTCAACAACCATGGTGAAAGTGTCAGCAAACAAGTAGACCTAGCGTTTCCGGTGATGGCTAATGGCGAGGAAGTTCAAGTGGTTTATCCTAATAGTCTGCAAGACATGCGCACACAAGTCATTGACACTGTGGGGCAGGTCAGCAATATTTTACCGCAATGGATGGTATCAAAACAATCCAATGGTCAAACCCTGGGATTTACACCTGCTTGGGTGATCTGTTATACATTGCCAAATCAAAGCGGGCAAATTGCCTACAACATCAAACAGGCCTATGGCGAACGATTGAATCTCATTGATTATCAAGCTGACCGTTATGAACTAGACAGATTGTTGAGTCATAATTGGGACGCAGGCGAGGAGCACTGGGTACCACAACCACCTGAGTACACAAGATTTGATCAAGGCGGCACTGGTATGTTTGATCGATGGGTCAATAACTCGCATAGCCCTGTACAATGGGTCAATGATGATGCTGAAATAGTAGGATGGCAAAGCAACTACAACGGACAACCAACCACATTTGACGGCAATAGTCTACAGTTTATTGCACCAGTTGACATGTATACCAATACTCAAGTCTATGACAAGTATCTGTTGTTCCCCAAACGCAACATTATCAACACAGGTCCGTTGCGGACAATTGTGACCGATCCCAGCTATGTTAGCTGGATAAATAATTCAGCTAACACTGTGGTATGGGTAAATTCCTATAGCTCCATAGTGGAATGGACCAACGAATAAAGAGTATCAAACATGACCGTACCATATATATTTCAAAACCAAACTGGTAACATACAACTAAGTGAGCTGGATGCTAACTTTGCTAATGTACAAGCGTATTCTGACTCGGCAGGAGTAGTCACTGCTAGTGCGCAACCAGCCATAACATCAGTTGGTACTCTAGGGAATCTAGTTGTTTCTGGCAATATAACTGCTGGATATATAGCAACTGGCAATTTAACAACCACAAGCGATGTTAATTTTGTGGGCAATGTCACTGGCGGAAATTTATTCACTGCAGGTATTATAAGTACCACTGGAAATTCCTACACTGGCAGTGGACATGTCAGTGGACTGGTCACTGTTACTGGATCAATAACTGGCAGTAATATAATTTCAAATGGTAGTATAGTTGCATCGGGTATTATAAGCGCAATAGGCAATATTATTACCACTGCTAATATAGCCGGCGGAAATTTAATTGCCAACGGATATGTGACATCAGCCAATGGTGTAGAAGCCACTAGCTCATATGCTGGCCCATATACCGACGGTGTAGTACTTGATTATCTCACAGGAAATGCTCGTATAAGTGCCGGTAGCGCAGATGGTATATTGTTCTACAACAGTGGTATTGCTAATGTGTTATTAGCTGGACTCAGTTCAGGCGGTGCACTCAGTGTTACTGGTAACATAACATCTGTTGGAGCCAAGAACACAGGTCTAGAAGTTGTTAATCCTAACTATATCAACATAACAGGCAACGCACAGACTGGAAATTTAAGCACAACAACAAGTACCAATTTTTTAGTGGCCAACAACACTGGCTACACATTCACAGTAAACATGCCTGCTACACCAGTTGATGGACAAATCACAAGATTCACTGTGGCCGGAAACACAGTCACGCTGGTAGCCGGAACAGGAACTTTAAACAGTAGTTTTGCTGGAAGCACCACAGTTGGAACTGGATACAAATACACCTATCGTGCATCTACTACCACTTGGTATAAATCAATTTGATGTATTAATACCAGCTAAATACTAGCAGTAAATTAGGATAACATATGACCAGTGCAATTAACCCAAACAATATCGATGGTGCTTACCCAGTAGCCGGACAAGACAACAATAGTCAAGGATTTCGTGACAACTTTACCAACACGAAAACCAATTTTCAGTATGCAGCCAACGAAATTACTGCACTACAGAACAACGCTGTTTTGACCACTGACTTGGCAACCAGTACCAACCCTGTTGTAAACAACTTGTTGACCAGTACACTTACCAATGGGTACTTGCAAGCCATGTATGAACCCAGAGTTGCACTTGGTACACTCAGTGGATCTGTTACTTTAAATTACACACTGGGATCATATCAAACAGTTACTACCAATGGTAGTATTGTGTTGGGATTCAGCAACTTCCCCTCAGCTGGTAAAGCAGCATCTATTGTGGTGCAAATCACAGTGGCATCAGCTTCGCACACGGTTCAATTCCCTGCATCAGTCACTATTAACGCAATTGGAATCCAAGGTTTCAATACCAGCACCAGTATCCTGAGTTTTGCTGCTGCCGGTACATATTCATTTGAATTTACCACAAGTGATGGCGGAACCACAGTCAGCGTTAGTCAAGCCAATATATTGATAACACCATTCAACAACACATCAGAAGATTTAGCCCCAAGTGTTGCAGCCAATTTGGCAACCACTTCCAGCTATTTCAGCACTGCTGGCACAGAAGCAACAACTTTGGCTGCAGGTGTTGCAGGTCAAATCAAAACATTCTCAGCAGTGGATATCACTGCTGGTAACATGGTGGTAACTGTGACCAACGCAGGATGGAAAGCAAGTGGGACTGGAACCATTACTTTTAGCACAAGAGGATCTGGTTGCATACTACAGTATGTTGACTCCAAATGGTTCTGTATTGGCAACAATGGTGCAGCATTTGCCTAAAATCCATTGACTAGACTAGTATTATCTTGTACAATTAGTACATGGAACATCCGTTAATACCTAGTCTAGACAATCTAACAGAAGAACAACTGTTAGAACGAATATCCGAACTCAACAAAAAACTAAGCATTGCCTGGCGCATGGGCAATAATGATCTGTGCAACCAAATTCGCATGGCCATTGACAGCCACCAGATGAAGTACAACGATAAAATTCGTGGCAACGACAACAACAACTTTGACGAAATAATCAACATTTCATGAACGCAAGAATTTCAACCAAACTACATTTTACTGCCGGCGTATACTACAATGGTTCCATGCAAATGAACAGCTATGAGGTAAAACTATGGATGATGACCACTAGTCAAGAATCTGATAGTCATAACATAGCATTTGAACGAATCAATTATTTTATTCATGATGTACTTGACAGCAGTATTTTTATCAACAGTGAGCACACAGAAGTCATCGACAACTATATCAATGCCGGGCTTACTGTTACCACACTGAACGATGAGCCGCTTGATCAAGTGATTGGAATTATGTTATACTACAAGTTAAACTCAATCATGGAAGGACGCATGGTTGTAGTAGAAACTGAATTGAGCAGTGCGTTCAGTGATGGTGTAACTTACCTACACAGTGAAATTGAAAAGCCAGAAATTGAAAAGCCAGACTGGTGGACTTCGCCCAAGTTTGATCATTATGACATTAATCTGGTCAATAAGGACAAGGTAGTTTCAATGAACACTGCCAAGTCATGGAGAGATTTAGATTTGGCCTGGACTGACGAAAAGTCCGAGTTTGGCAACACCATAGTATTTGCAGATTTCAGTAAAAACGATGATACAAAATAAATTCGGCGAAATGATTTTCAATGAAACAGATGTGTGTGATCTGTTGATGCAGGGTCGCGAGATTGAAAGTTTAAAAGGCATGTTGATTGATAGTTCCATAGACATTGAAAAAATAGTAAACTTTGTTGAAAACTTCCCCAATGATTTGATCTACTATACATTTGACGACAAAACCGAACGATCCGTTCCAGATTGGGATATGATCAAAAAACAAACCTGGTTCATGCCCCAAGAATATCAACAACTAGATATTGCACAACATATTTTAGATTTATGTGTGTCAGAACCAGAATTACAAAGATGCGGTGAAGAACTGTTACTATATCAAGAGCGAGATTTATTTCCATTACTACAATATCTAAAATATCTAGTAGATGTTATGGTTGCCAATCGTGTGATTTGGGGAGTGGGTAGAGGATCCAGTGTAGCAAGTTATGTGTTGTATAAACTAAAAGTACACAGAGTTGACAGCTTGTTCTATGAATTAGACATCAGCGAATTCCTGCGTTAAATACACATATATTACGGAGAATACATATGACCAAGAAACAATATAAAACTGCACAAGGTAAAGTAATTGACCTTGGACAATTAATTCTAAGAAACGAAACTGTACGAGCAGTTGGCAACATGAATGTAAACGCACGAGGCGATAGATTAGACAGTGCTAATCGTGTGATTGATACAAAGAATCAACAAGTACAAAGACAAACACAAAGACAAACAGTGCCAGCAATTCCCACAAGAGAAACACATACTAGTACTTTAGCTGCAAAAAAAGCCAAAGGAGTTGCTCCAACTCCGGCAGTGGTAACACCTGCGGCAGAAGTTCCTGCGCCAGTTGTTGCTCCGTCTCCGGAACTTAAAGTAGAAGCACCGGTGGCAGCCGCTGCTCCAAAAGGCGGATTAGCAGGAGCAATTGCAAAGTCACGAAGCGTAGTACAAGAAAAAGAAAAAACAATGAAAGAGCTTACTCAATTTAAACCCGGAGTTAGAAAGATTTAATGATGACAAAACTAGCATTTCAGCCACATCAAATATCCAAAGAAAAATTCAAGCCTTTGAACAAAAGTGTTGTAGTCAGCGACATGGTATTTGACCAACGCATTATGACTTCGGGCATTATTCTGCTCAACGACAACGGCACAGGATCTGGTATTAGGCCACGCTGGGGCCAAGTATATGCTGTTGGCCCAGATCAAGAAGATGTTGAAGTAGGCGATTGGATTTGTGTGGCACACGGTCGTTGGACTCGCGGTATTGACATCGAAGACGAAACTGGCAAAAAAACTCTACGCAGAATTGACCCCAATGATATTTTAATGGTTAGCGATGAGTTACCGAACGATGACACAATGAGTGACGCAGTCAATGTAACAAAGCAAACACGCTGACATGGGATTTCGCAAAAATTGGGATATGAATGCAATCCAGCATCAGATCTGGATCATGCGAAGTGAAGCCAGTTCTTCGTACACTGATGGCTTCACTGCATTTGAAATAAAAAAAGACCTCTACCAACTCAAATGGCAAATAGATCAGGCCCTGGAAGATTGCAGTGAATTTTCAGGAGAAACTAAGTGGTTGCAGGAACAAGAGCAAGATCGTATAATTAAAATACTTAAAAAATGAAATGTGATACTTGTAAACAAGACTATAGTCCTGCATGTGATTATAGACAAGGTAGGTGTCCTCGCCATCCTCCTATGATAAAGACTTTTCCTAAATGGTTTTTATTGTTAGCGGCCTGTGTTATAATACCTGTATGGACAGTAACTCATCCACGCCAAGTCTGGCAACAAGCAAAGAAAGATTGGAACTTATAATGCCCACCATTTATCAAGAAGTAGAAGTTGAAGTAGGATTAGATGATTTTGACACTGTCGATTTGATTGAAGAATTAGAAAATCGTGGTAAAATAATAAACAACAATGACAAACAATTGATCACTGCTATCTTTCACAAGCGCAGAATTGGCAGTGACTATCAACACGAATTAGACGAATTAATTTACAACACAATTGGGAGATTTGCGTGAAAGAACTTTGGACAGAAAAATATAGACCCAATACCTTGGACGGCTATGTTTTTAAAGATGCAGGACAACGCACACAGATTGAATCCTGGATTAAAGATGGTAGTATTCCGCACCTGTTATTCAGTGGTGCACCTGGCGTAGGCAAAACTACCCTGGCAAAAATTCTAATCAATTTGTTGGATATCAACGAATACGATTTACTAGAAATCAATGCCAGTAGAGAAAACTCAGTGGACACCATCCGGGACAAAATCACTGGATTCGTGCAAACAATGCCATTTGGAAAATTTAAGGTTGTACTATTAGATGAAGCGGATTATATCACACCTAACGGACAGGCAGCTCTACGCGGAGTTATGGAAACATATCATGCGTCGGCTAGATTCATACTTACTTGCAATTACCCTAATAGGGTTATTCCTGCTCTCCATTCCCGGTGTCAAGGATTTCATATCGACAGAATTGATATCACTGAGTTCACTGCTCGCATTGCTACTGTTCTTGTGGAGGAACATGTAGAGTTTGATTTAGACACCTTGGACACTTATGTGAGATCAACCTATCCAGATCTGCGTAAATGTTTGAACACATGTCAAATGAATTCTACCACTGGCACGCTGATTGCTCCCCAGGGCAACGAAAGCAACAGTCAAGACTGGAAGTTAGCAGTTGTTGATATGTTCAAGTCCGGGCGCATACTTGAAGCTAGAAAACTGATGTGTAGCAGTGCAAGACCTGAAGAAATGGAAGAAGTATTCCGTTGGATGTACGATAATCTAGAGCTTTGGGGCAAAGATCAAGAAACACAAGACAAGGCCATTGTTATTATCCGACAAGGCTATGTCAATGTTCCGCTTGTAGCAGACCAAGAAATCAACTTATCAGCAACCTTGGTTGAGCTAACTAACCTATAATGTTTGATGTACTAGAGCCTGCAATAGATCCCAACAACCGCATTAGTTTTTTGTTGGATTGGGAACTCACAATGAAGTGCAATCTTGATTGTAGCTATTGCGGTTCTGGGCTGTATGCCGGGCACGACAACAGTACCAAACACCCGCCGCTGACTGAATGTCTTGCAAGCATTGATTTCATGTTTGAATATGTTGATTTGTACATGACATACAAACCTGCAGGCATAAAATATGTAGTATTGAATGTCTATGGCGGCGAAAGCCTACATCATCCTGACATAGTTGAAATTTTGTCAGTGTTGCAAGACAAGTATAAAAAATACAAAGATCGTTGGCATCTTACTGTAACTACTACAACCAATGCTATTGTATCGACTAAAAAATTAAAAGATATAATTCCTTACATAGATGAATTTACAGTCAGCTATCACATTGAAAGCACAAGCAAACAAAAACAACAGTTCAAAGACAATTTGTCCTTGATTCAATTATCTGGTGTCAGAATGAAATGTATCATAATGATGCATTCTGACCCTGTGTTGTTTGATGAATGTCAAGCAATGATTTCTTGGTTAAAAGACAATAATATAAATTATCTTCCTAAACAAATTGACCACGATCAAAGTCAAGTTGAATTTAATTACAATCCACAACAAATAGTATGGTTTAATAAATTATACAATGCAAACAACTATCAGGAAACAGTTACTTTAAGTGATAAAAATTCAGATTTAGCTGATACTGGTAGAGCTTGCTGTGGCGGTCGACAAGTGTGCAAAGATTCAAATTACAAGTCGAGACTGTCTTTTGTGGCCAATAAGTTTCCAGACTGGTACTGTAGTGTTAATTGGTTTTTCTTGCATATCAAACAAGTCAATGGTGAAATATTTGTCAACAAGGACTGTAAGATGAAGTTTGATGGCACTGTTGGTCCTATAGGAAATTTGGCCAACTCTGCACAGTTGTTGGCTGATACTAAAACACAACTTGAAACAAAAAGTATGCCTATAATACAATGTAAAAAATCCAACTGTATCTGTGGACTTTGTGCGCCCAAGGCCAGAAGTTTAGATACATACACAAAAATAATCAACAAATATCAAAAAGGTTACATATGAGATACATGATACTAACTTACTACCGCCAAGCCAGTGGAAAAATTGATGAAGTCATGGCAGTTGCCAAACGAGTCAAAGACAAAGATTGGCAAAGCGCCAACATCATTTTGGATTTCAAAGAACAAAAAGTTTTAAAGTGTAGCATTGAAGGAAATACCATTCCTAAGAATTGGGACACAGTGGTTGGCTATTACTATGAACATTATAAGAATATAATGGAAAGACTGTTTGCGGAAAACGGGCATGTGTTACCAGATACAGAAGTCAAAGAAGATTTGACAACTAATTAAACATACTGTATAATACAGTATGAAATCAAAATACCCAAACTTAGAAAAACTTATACTTGTTGATGCGGATGGTGTGCTGTTAGATTGGGAGTGGGCATTCTCAGTCTGGATGCAAGAACGAGGTTATACCCTGACCGCAGACAACAAGAAAAGTTATTATCTGCACGATCACTACAACGAACTAAGTCCTGAAGACGCTCCCAAAGTTATCAAGCAATTCAATGAAAGTGCTGCAATTGGATTCTTGCCAGCCTTGAGAGATTCAGTGTACTATGTAAAACGACTACACGAAGAACACGGATTTAGATTTCACTGTATCACTAGTTTGAGCACAGATGTGAATGCCGTCAAACTTCGTGAAATGAATCTTGCCAAGCTATTTGGCAAAACTGCATTTGAGCGTGTGGTATGTTTGCCCACTGGTGCTCACAAAGACGAAGCCTTGGACGAGTATCGAGACACTGGGTGTCACTGGGTAGAAGACAAACCTGAAAATGCAGTAGCCGGACATCATGCAGGATTACGGCCTTTGCTGATAGAACATGGTCACAACATGCATTTCTATCATGAAAACATACCGCTGGTAAAAAACTGGAAAGATATCTACAACAGAGTTACCAGCTGATCAAAAGTGGCACCGTTGAATAAAATATTCACAGTTACTCTAGTGCCATTGATCGGACCAGCACAGTGCGGTTCTGAATTGTTGAAAAGATAAGTTTTATTTTTTTCTGCTACAATTGTTTCTGCTAGCACAAGTTCTCCTGGATCAACCACCAGCAGTTTATCTTCTAATTGTTTTGTAGCATTGGGTGCCCACTCATAAAAGTTAGTTGGGCTACGATCATCAGTTAATGGCGTTAGTAAACTAACAGTTCTTCCGTTGTCAATGTGCACTCCTAGACCTGCACCTGTGGTTATTTGTAATCTTATAAAGGGATCGAACGATTTGAGTTGATCTGGTATGTTTGCCAAGATCTCTGACTCTAGTTCACCGGGCAACTTGGTAAACACAAATTTGGTTGTGCTATCCACATGATTGTATGTGGTGTTCCAATTGTGCTGATTATTGGCTATGTCTAATAACTTGCCAATAACATTGTCGCTAAAAATACATAAGTTAGTAAGTTTGGCAAATTTCGACATGGGATATTTACCAAACGAACTAACTCGGACTATAAATTAATCACTGTAAAGCTTCAACACAGATCCAATGATCGCGTGACGCTGAATATCGCGAGCAGTCATCTCGCATACAGCAATTCCATTTACACCCCCTTCCTCCAGTCTTTGACAAAGGTCTAAAAGTCCATTGTCGCCAATACTACGGTCGGCTTGTTCTATGTCTCCAGTTATTACAATTTTGCTGCCTGAACCTATGCGGGTCATCAGCATTTTTGTCTGGGCCGGTGTTGAGTTTTGCATCTCATCTGCAATAATCCATGAGTCTTTGAAAGTTCTACCTCTCATAAACGCCAATGGGGATATTTCTATCACTTGATCTTCTATCATTCCTACAATTTCTTGTGGGCGATAATACTCTCGTAACACATCTAACAAAGGTCTAGTCCATGGTTCCATTTTGGCAACCAAGTTGCCCGGCAAAAATCCATGTTGTTCGCCTTCAACTCCCACTGCTGGGCGTGTTAATACTATGCGTTTACAATCTCCCTCTTTAAGTGCTTTTACAGCGGCCTGCATGGCAAGATAAGTTTTACCTGTACCTGCGGGTCCTACTGTGACTACAATGTGTTGTGCTTCATCTTGAAGAGCCAGTACCAAGCGTTCCTGATTCCTAGTTCTAGGAACCAAGTCAATTCGACGAGTCGAAATCTTTGGAAGTGCTTGATTAAAACTTATGGTGTTTTCTACTGGGTTCATATGACGCTGTGCTTTTGCGGCTCTTTGTCTGCTCAAGTGCGATTCTCCATTTAGGTTAAATGTCAACAATTGCTGTTGACAGAGTATTTAGATAGTTGTTGTCAGAAGTTTAGTGGGTACTAATCTTTTAATTAATCCAGGTAAGTATTACTCTTGACGGCAATATTTTAATAAATCAGTCTTTGAATCACTACGCTAAATAATAGCATGGGCAATTACACTGGATTAAACGACAAAGAAATATTCAAAGACCACAGTGATTACTGGCAGGTTGCTGAAAATATTCGCGACATTTACATGAGCGAAGGAAGCTTATTGAGCCTACTAGACTTTGAGCGTGTGCTTGATGAACTAGACTTGTATGCGTTTAAAAACTGGGACATTGGTGAATTAGTACAAGGTCCAGATGTGGGCAAATACCGTGTGGGTTGTATTTTTATGTGGCCAGAAAAACTCATGCCCGATCCCAGAGGTGCCAAAAGATTACTGCCATTTGACTGCGAAGTCAAGTACAAAAAAACAAACATGAAGATTCCTGTTAAAATTGAAGATCCCAGCGATTTTCGTCCAGGAACTCACAAGGCCAAAATCGTAGAGAAAAAAGTATGGTTAGTAGAAATAATCATGCCCAAGGCCCTAATGAGTGATATCCGTACAGGATCAATTGAACTTGAAGATCAAGACATTGATTTTGAAGATTTAGATAGTGCTTACGAGCAGGATCTAGATAAAGAAACTTTCCAAACTGATGACAATGCACAACAACAGCAACAACAGCAACAAATCCAACCACCAGTCTCTATTTGAGAGTCTAGGGTTCAAGGATTTAGAAGGCTTGATGAAGCCCACAATCCATGTTGACGAATTTTCCAGTAAAATGGGCGATGATGATGACATTATTGTGTTGAGTTTCTTTGTGCGTGATCAACAGGCAGCCAAAGACCTAATGAATTGGTTTGAAAAAGGCTACGACTTTGTGGTTGATGCGGATCGTAGTCCTGGCGAAATCAAACCCAATAGATTTTTGGTCTATGTAGAAATTCGTAGACGCAGTACTGCTGCCGGGCATGTTGAAACCCTGCTGACAGATCTAGACACACTCACTGAGTTTGAACCCAGCGACTGGATCATACACTACGACAACAAAGAAGTGCCATTCTCTCGTGAAGCATTTGAAGAAATGGTGCCATTGAGTCCCAAAGCCTATCGCCGCATACACGACGAAGACCTAAACGAAGTTCGCATTGCAGCAGGACTTCCTACCAAAACCATCTACGAAAAAGACGACCCAGATCTAAGGGCATTACAAACTGCCGCTGGAATTTAACGATTGATATGAGCTGGAAACAGCTCAATGATCTGTTGTAAATTGTCGTCAAGATTCAGTGTTGAAAAATCACTCAACATACAAAACCAATTTTTAATTTTTACTTTGCGACCACTGGAAGCCAGCTTTGGTTTGAATGCATAGTAATATTTGTCATGGTCATAATCGTAGATATAACGCTTGGCAGCAGTTTTGTATAACCC